GGTTCCGCCAAGGTTCCGCCAGCGAAGGAGAGGCGGAACTACAAGTGATTGAAATAAAAAGCAAAGCGGAACTGCGGAACCACATTTGGCGGAACTGGCGGAACCTAGTTCCGTTTTCCCAACAAAAACAACGTTGCGGAACTGCGGAACTTCCGGGGGGTTATACATTAAGTATAACACCCTGCGCTCGCGGCGCTCGCGCTCCGCCGGAGGCTCCGCGCTCACGGCCGCTGCGCGCGCCCGTTGGCGTGCGGGGGATTGACTGGACAGGGGTTGCCTTGGTTTATTAGTGCAATTGAAGTCGGAGAGGATTGATATGGGCATGCGGGCGAAGGGGACGCGGCACGGCGTCGCGGATGTCAGGACGATTGGCGACAGGGAATACGTCGTTCGCGCGGACGAGCGGCCTTTGGCGAAGAAGGGCAGATGGGAACTTTCGGAGTTCACGAATTGGCGAGGCGCCGCGTGGGTGTCGCTGAAGTTGTTCGACACGCACGGTCAGGCGAGGAAGCGGGTCTATCAGATTGGTTACAGCCTTGAGTGCCGGAGGCTTGCGATGAATGTCAATTCGTGCGCCTTGCGTGATCGTTACCCGGAAATTTTTGATTGGGTCCTGGAGACGATGCGGGAGCTGCACCAGTCCGGCGAGCTGGACACTCCCGCCGGCCGCGAGGATGTTGAGCGATGACCCGCGGCGTTTACTACAACGAGTTCGACCCCCGCGCTGCGGCGTGGCTGCGCGCTTTGATCGAGCGGCGCCTGATCCCGGCGGGTGAAGTGGACACGCGATCGATCGCCGACGTTCAGCCGGATGATTTGCGCGGGTTCACGCAGCATCATTTTTTTGCGGGCATCGGCGGCTGGAGCCGGGCGCTTCAGCTCGCGGGGTGGCCGGAGGATCGGCCGATATGGACGGGCTCGTGCCCGTGTCAGCCATTCAGCGTGGCGGGAAAGAGAAAGGGGACAGCGGATGAAAGACATGTTTGGCCAGATTTCTTCCGGCTCATTGGCGAGTGCAGAACTGCAGTCGTCATTGGCGAACAGGTTGCGAGCAAGGCTGGGCGCGAGTGGCTCTCCGGAGTGTTCGCTGATCTGGAAGGAGTGGGCTATGCCGGGGCGGGAGCCGATCTGTGCGCTGCGGGCGTCGGCGCGCCGCACATCCGGCAGCGGCTCTACTGGGTCGGCGTGGCCGACGCCGAAGGCGTCGGACGGCGAGGGCGGGCGAACGTCGAAGACGAAGGGCGGAGGGAACAGCCATTTGCCGATCCACGCGAGGGAAGCGGCGACGTGGTCGACGCCGCGAGCCTCGGACGGCGAGAAGGGTGGTCCGAACATGAGCTTCGGGGCCGGGGGCCAGCCACTGCCGGCGCAAGCAGCGGCGACGTGGCCGACGCCGACGACGCGCGATGGCAAGGACGGCAGCTTCTGCCCGAACGTCCCGACGAACGCTCTGCTTGGTCGAGCGGCGTGGAGTGGCGACGGGGCGCCGACGGCAAAGAGAGGCGCGTTGGATGCCAGATTTGTCGCATTTCTGATGGGCTTTCCCCAAGCATGGGTGAGAGCAGGAATGACTGTCGAGAAGAGGCGAAGGGGGAAATAAATGGGTGGAAAGATCAAACAAGCTCCCGACAAGATTTGCCAGACCTGCGGAGTGTCGTTCAATCGGACGAGATTTACCAGCGGCGTTTTGGAGGACCTGACTCGGTATATGGCACGGAAATTCTGCAGCATCAGTTGCGCGGGAACCCTTCCAAATGTGACGAAGCAGGCGCTTCATCAGCGGGCAAGGGAATTCCGCGGGGAGGAATGCGAGGCGTGTCACGCGACGGAGAGGCTGCACGTTCATCACGTCGACCACAACCCGAGCAACAACGATCCGTCGAACCTGAAGACGTTGTGCGCTTCTTGTCATTTGAAACTTCACTGGGCGACTGGAAAGAAGGCGTCGAAGAAGCAGTCGGCCTGCAAAATCTGTGGAGAGCCTGCGAGCAAGTTGGGCATGTGCCAGAAACATTATCAGCGTTTCCGAAAATATGGAGATCCATGCCTTACGAAACGCGGCAATGGATTGGGCGTATACTTTGTGAGGGAGGACTTGTCTGGCAATCTATCCCGCTGCTCACAACTAATCAGCCCAATCGAATAATGCTTTTGCGGGGCTTCGGTAACGCCGTCGTCCCGCCGCTCGCGGCCGAAGTAATCAAGGCGCTCATGGACATTCTGGATCATTGACATGCCAAATCGTGAAATTGCGCGCATGGGCGGCGTTGGAGTTTACCGAACTCCGCAGCCGCCGGCTGGCGCCAGAAAGTGGGTGAACTTTTGGGTTGTTGGATATCGAACTTATCCGGATGATTTTGGCGTTGAGGGGAGGCAGAAAATAAAATTCATGATTGGATGGAGCCTGACGGACTGGAAGCATTCGAAGACCGACGGATGGAAATGGATATTGCAAAAAGACCCGGTCTTCGCAAAATGGCTGCTTGATAATATCGAAATGGAGATGAGACAAAATGGCCCTGCACGAGCAATCAGTCGGGAAGACTGACGAGTGGTATACGCCGAAATATATTTTCGACGCATTGGATTGTGAGTTCGACATGGACGTCGCGTCGCCTGAAGACAGAACGCATTGTTGCGTGCCGGCGAAGAAATTCATTGTGCGAGACAGCCTTATTGTCAGATGGAGCGGTTTTGTCTGGATGAACCCGCCATTTGGCGCACGAAACATGTTGCACTTTTGGCTGGATAAATTTTTTCACCATCACAACGGGATTGCTCTTGTTCCCGACAGAACGTCTGCGCCGTGGTGGCAGAGGCATGCGCCAAAGTCTGATGCCGTTCTTTTTGTTGCAAAGAAAATAAAATTCATTGGGGCCGATGGCGTCCCCGGAAAGTCTCCCGCGCAAGGGACTTGTCTCCTCGCGTCTGGAGAGCGGGCCACTGAAGCGCTTCGGCGAGCCGAGGCAAAAAGCCTCGGAGTTTTATTCAAAAATTACTATTGAAATGGAGATGATAAAAAATGGCTCGCAGACCAACAGCGAAACTGCCGAAGGCTGACAAAGGCGTCGCGGTGACGACGCCAACAATTCCGTGGATGCAGACGCCCGGCATGTATCTCTCCGGGAGGTCATTTCTTGATGAGGCCGACGCGATAGAGGTCGAGATGGAGCTGAAGTGGGGCCGCGATCGGTTGCGGCTCCTCGTGTCGCAGGAGTTGCGTGAGAAGTTTGATCGGCAGCGATATCTCACCGCGCAGGCTCGGTGGTCGGGCGATCTCGAAGACGTCCGGCGCGAGGCGAAGCGCATGGCGACGGCGTGGCGCGCGCTCGACAAGGCTGCGGCCGCCGCCGGCGCCAATGAGCTGGACCCTGAGATCTGGGAGGTGACGCTGCATGACGGCACGGTCGCCACGATCGTGAAGGACCCGACGTTCCTGTCGCGCGTCGTCGCCGACGGGCGCAAAATCAACGCCTACACGCTCGACGAGATCGCGAATATGATTTCGGCGTTCCCCGAAATATGCAAGGCGAAGGCGGAATTCCCCGGGGCGGCGGTGACGCGCACAAAGACGCGCGTCGACGACCCTCTGCAAACCCCGCTCGGAGACAGCCCGGAAGGCATTCACGAGGCGACGCCGCCAATCGACGGCGTCGAGGGCTTTCGGGGAGAGGTCAGCCCCAAATCAATGCTCAATGACGACATAGGATTTTGATATGAACGGACGCACATTTTTCAGCAAGAGACGACAGCGCTGGCACGCCGAGATGCGCAGCCAAGGGAAGCGCATTCACCTCGGGTCGTATCAGTCGCGCCCCGAGGCGGAGGCCGCTCTGGCGGTCTCAATGCGGGACGCGGAGAGCGCGCGGGCCATGCTCCGCACCGGCGGGGAGAGCCTATCGGAAGACGAGCTGCTGCGCGCGGAGCCGATCAGGCTGTCCCTCCACGGCGGCGGCGAGCTTGTGATTGATCGCGTCTCGAAAATCATCCCGGCGCACGCGCGCCTGTGCGCCAACACGCCGGTCGAGGCCACGATCCCGGATTACGGGGAGCGGCGCAGCGCCTTCGCCGGCAAAAGGATGATCGTCATGTCGCTGCCGCGCGTTCGGTTTTTGGAGAAGCCAGACCCCTTGGCTGCGGAAGCCCCCGCAGGCTGACGGGCGCGGGGCACCTGTAAGCGAAACAACAAAAAAGGCCCGGAGGTAGCTCTCCGGGCCTTTTTTGCGTCAGCGGGCTTTGGTATGGTCAAGTCTGAGCGTCCGCCTCCTGACGAAGCTCTGACATGACCGCGTCGACCAGCCAGTCCCGGTTGATTTTTCCGTCGCGAAGGCCGATCAGGATGGCCGCCATAGGCCGCGGCACCGGCGCCCGGCCAGACAGCCAGGAACGCACCTGACGATCCGTGCAGCCGGCGATCACGCCGACGTCGCTGGAGTTCAGGTTGAGTTCCTTCATCACTTCGCGCAGGAGGTCAGGCGCCATTTTTGTCTTCCTCGCTCAACAGAGCGTTCCTGACAGTCCGAATGGCTTCCGCCACGCGACCCTGATTTACTTCGAAGAGGGCCGCGAGATCGTGCTGCGCGATGCCCATAATCTCATAGGCGTAAACGACTTTGATTTTTTCGCGAATTGTCAGGGCGCTTTTATGTTCATGCTCGCGTTTCATTTTTATCCCTTTCCTTTGACACGCGCGAAGTCCGCGCGGCGATCGCCATGATGACGTCTCTTTCTGTCCAGTGATCCGCGACGTTGGATGCGTCGCGTCCGACGTAGTCGCAATACATTTTCCAGAGTTCTGGATTGACCGCGTGGCACGGCTCCAGCCTGCCGATTGGCGCTCCTGATATCACTCTTTGTCCCTCCACTCCGTCATGAGCAGGATGATCGCGGCGGCAATTAAACCGCCGACACCAAGAACCCCAAACGCGACCAGAATTGACGCGATGTCGCTCATTCCGCGCTCCTTTGGCTCCACGACGGCGTCGCGGTTTTATTTCTCTTGCCTCCAAAGTCAGTTCTCATTGGCATGATCAGGGCTACATAGTCCCAGTAATTATCTATATCTTCCGCGCCGAGAAGCGACCCAAAATTAATAATGGCCGGGCCAGATCCGTTGTGATGTATCACTGGGGGCTCTGCCCCCGAAGCCCCCAGCAGCCTTCCTATCTTCCTGAAAGACGCGAGATAGTCTGCATTAAATTGCGCAAGCTCTCCGCTTGTTTCATGCGGGACTACACTACGCCAGTTTGGATACTCGCTTTTTATTGAAGGAAAAGACGTTGTGACGCCATTGCCGCTTTTGACGTGCGTCATGGAGAAGTTTCCTTCGCCTTTTTCTTCAAAAATTGCCTTATAGCACTTTGCTGTTGGCTTGAGTGCAGAGACAGCCCAATACGGAATAATCACATTTATTTCTTTGGGATCAGCTCCCTCCAGCCATTGCGCGTCTTCTCTGAAGGCGACGAGGCGATGACCATCTGCTGCGACATAAATCACATGATCTGGCGTTATTTCAAGAAATACCCCCTGAAGATAGGGTCGCGTTTCTTCTTTCCCCGCGACCATGTTTGCGGCTTTCAAGAGCATTGTGTTGAGCGTTATCATTTTATTTTCCCTCAGTGATCCATGACGAACCAGCCGTATGCCGGGTTAAGAATGCGGAAGCCTTGCAGATATAAGTCGGCGGCCAGATTGCGCGCGGGGCGGTGGTCGACAGCTATCTTTCCGCCGACATGCTGCCAGTCTTCTGCGACGATGTTCTCGGCGAAGAATTCAATGGCCGCGTCAGACACGGGCTCGAACATCCACACGGTCGCGAAGCCTTCGGCGTGGACAAGTATGTCGGCGTCAGCGGCATTGGGTTTTGATACAGACATCAATATTCCTCCTCATTAACTCTTTCAGGTCCGTCGCAGCCATTTCCGCGTCGGTATTGAGCAACGCGCGTGCGCTCCAGCGCGGCGCCCGTTACGCCGCGTCGAATGATTTCATTTTCTGCGCTCTTGCGGGTTTTGTATATGCCGTCCCAAACGATGTAGAAACCACGCCCGACGCGCTCTTCGATCTTGTAGAACATCCGCGCCTCGTTGATCAGTAGTCCCTGCCACGCGCGCGCAAGCATTCTGCGGCTCGGTGCAGTATCTTCCCAAAAGCCAAGAGGTTTTCGTCATCGGCCTGAAAAACAATACCAAGGATGTAATCTTCGTCGCCTGTTGTTTTCCCAAAAACAGAAGGTCGAAATTTCCATTCGTCCGGAACGGGAAAATCCCGTTCAAAGTGTATTTCTTCTGCAACGACAAAGAGCCACGACATGACGTGTCCCCAGTCGTCGCCGTCATTCGTTAAACGGAACGCTAGTTTAAGGTCCTTAAGGTCCATGATCCCCTCCCGCTTGTTACACGCGTTGCCCGATCACGCCCCACGGCGCTTTCACCGCGCTCTTGATCGGGTTGGTTCCCGCCGCGTCAGCAATCAATGCGTCGCCCAGAGGGATTGCCGCCTGCGAGCCTTCGTCGGGATTGGCGACCCACCACTGACCCTCGGTCCAGACGTAGGTGAATTCAGTCCAGCAATCGGCCTCCGGCCACACGCCGGCGAGCGTGTCGGCAACAACGCCGTCGGTGTCTTTCTCGCCGCGGTCTCGACCGTAATAGACGCAATAGCCGGGAATGCTGTTATCGAAGTTGTGGCCCTTTGGCTTTGTGCATTTCGGCGCCAGTGACGACAAATCACCATGTTTGACGAGCGCCTCCGCCCTTTTCTGCGAATTGTAATGGTCCTGCAGGATGCGGCCGTTGTGTGAGAGGTATCCATCCCAGTGGCAGTAAATCCGCTTCCATTGGCCACCGGAGAGTTGGACGATGATGTCAGAGCGCGTTCCCATGATGATTAATCCCCATATGACATTTCGAGAGAAGTGTGGGCCGCCGCAGCGGCCCATCAACGTTACGCGGCTACCGGAACTTTTGCCTTGACGCGGACGGTCGTGATCAGGGTCGTCGAGGAAGCCTCGGCGATCTGGGCCGGGGTCAGGATCGCCTTGACCTTCTTCTGGTCGAGCGACGAGCGTTCCGACAGGGCGACGGTGACGACGCAGAAGTTGCCGACGACTTCCTCGACGCCGAGGTCGAGGATCGCCTTCTTGGCGACGTCGAGTTCCCTGGTCAGAGCATCAATCTCGTGCTTGAGGGAAGCGTATCGGTCGGCAAGATCAGCAAGGTTGGACATGTCAATCTCCATTTCAATCAGTGTGGGCAGCGCCTGCCCATGAACAGACACTACTATGGAACTTTCTTCCGTGCAAGCGTTATTTGGAAGATAGTTCCATTTTTTTCGCCCACCACGGATCGTATGCAAACGGGATCTGACACCAGAGCCCGGAGCCGTCATCCGCCGAGAACAGCTCCGGGCGGTTGACCAGCCTCTTGTCGTCCAGCATTTCGCGCATGACGCGCCGCGAAGCCGGATCGACTTTCACGTAGAGGTCGCTTTCGTGATGCGCCATTCGGCATCCGGCGAACTTCAGTGTCTCGTAGACGCTGCATTCAAGTTCCATATTCACCACCCCATTGTTATGTCCGGGCGCTCAAGCCACGCCACACGCGGCAACGTCACCGGCTCCTCAGAAAGATACCTGCGATGCTGCGCGAAGATCAGCTTTCTACGAAGCTCGGCGCTGTATTCGCTATCAACCTGCGCCCTCTTCATCTTGCGATGGATCGCAGCTTTGCCATTAGGGTCCGCAGAATAATCGCATTTCAATTTTATGTGTTGCATAGCCTTTTCCTCACGCCGCTTTCATCTTGGTGTAAATATCATTCACGCCTCTCAGGAATTCATAGAATTCTCCCTCTTCCATTTTATGCCTGAGAGCTATCAGAGCGACGTCAAGCTTGCGGCCAACGACGTGATCTTGCGGAACCGTTCCCGCGAGAAGTATGCATGCCTGCCGCAGCCGATCCTCTGACATGCCTGCGTATCGATATTGCGCATTTTGATTGTTCATATCAATTCACTCCGATTTTTACTTCCGCCACGGTTATCCAAAAAAACGAGGGTTCAGGATCATCTGCGCGTCAGTGTAGTTTCTTGCGCAGTAGTTTATCTGATTTATGTGTTCGGGATTATCAGGCTCCGCCTCCAGCCTGCGCGCCGCATGCAATAGCATCGCAATGCTCTCGTCACGCGCTTCTTTTATTCTCTGCGTCAGCTCTTCATTTGTCATATCAATATCTCCATTCAGGTCTTGCGGCGGGAAATACGCAGATGCATTCCAGTCAATGTTGATTGGCACGTCTTGCCTCCATTGCAGTCTTGTATTCAGTTGAATGCTTTGCGCGCTCTACCGCGTATTTGATCGCCTCCTTTCGCGTTCTGAACCTGATGTGATGGTTTCCGTCATAAAGAAACCACTTCGCTCCAGCGCATGGATGCGTGATCACAGAAATGCATTTTTTGCTGTACCATGATGCGTCTGGTTTGATGACATAGACCGCAATCTCACTCCATCCATCACGGCGATCTTCCCGCATCGTGATTGCGCTGTCGATGGTCGTTGTGCGCACGTTGTCGATAAGCATAGAAGACTCCATCTCAATAAACATGATGATGACGTGGATGCTGGCGCTTATTCGGCGCCATGCTCCGCGACCCAGTTCAGGGCGCCGTAGGGGACGTAGACCTTGCGGGGCGCGCCATTGAGAAGGTCGTAGTCGCTGGCGTAGTCCTGCTTGCCGAAGAACACGATCTCACTGCGCATGACCTTCGCGCTCAGCCACGCCCGGGCGAGGCACTCGCCGAAAGACATCTCGGCGCTCCACCGGCCGTAAAAGTCCCAGGCCAGCTGCATCACGCCTTTGCGGTTGATAGTTACGTTCGTCATCTCAATCTCCATCCAAATCATCAGCACCTTCTCTTTTTATCGGAACTTTCTTCCACGGTCAAGCCCCATTCGCAATATTTTCGGGGAACACGTATCGTCGCCTTTTCGCCGGAGGACTTGACCATGCCGACGCTCTTGCTAGACAAAACCGACCCCAAGACGCTCGCGACCGTCGTGGAGGTCGCCGCCGGCGCGCTCTGCCAGTTCAATTTCTCTTATCACGACGGGCAGCCGGCAATTATCGAGGGGGAGAAATGCGACGCCCCGTGCGACTTTTGCCTCGCGCAGGCGTTCTACGTCGTTCACCGCATTGTCGCCGATCAGAAAGAACAAACCAATGAGCAATAGCCAATTGAAGTCTATCATTGAGCGCATCGAGCGTCTTGAGCTGGAAAAAACCGCCCTCGCCGAAGACATCAAAGAGGTCTATTCCGAAGCCAAAGGCACCGGCTTCGACCCGAAGATCATCAAGCAGATCGTCGCTATGCGAAAGAAGGACGCTCACAAGCGCCGCGAGGAGCAGGAACTGCTCGCCACTTACATGGCCGAGCTGGGAATGCTCGCCGACACGCCTCTCGGTCGAGCCGCCGTCGCGCGCGACCTCCCGGCCGCAAAGGACGAAGCCCAACAAGAAGATGGGTTTTAATTTGTAAACGTGCTATTATATCAGGCGAGGGCTTCTGGCCCTCGTCGATCTGAGGTTGATATGGATATTACACACGACGATATGCTTCGTATGGAGGCCGAATTCGGTATACGCAACGGGGGGTGGACAAAGCTCGCCGTGGAATACCTCGGCCTCTCAATTCCGCTGCAGGCTGGATGGAAAGTCAGACTGATCGAAGAGGGTTCAAAGCCAGGTTCTCCGCATGACAACGGGCTGTCAGTCGAAGACTGGCGCTTTCTGCAGGGCGAGACAAAAGACGAACCCTTTAGTTGGAGAGTGACAGACGAGATGGAAATCAAAATGCGCCTTGATGCGCTCGACGCATTCGTTTCTGATCTACGAAAGAGAGCAGACGCCGCGAAAGTCGAAATCAGGAAATTGCGCGATCAGCACGCGGGGGAGGAATGGTAATGGCTGTCGCACCGAAAAATTCTCCCGTCAAAAAGAACCCGGTCGGGCGCCCGACCAAATACAAGCCTGAATATTGCGAGAAAATCATTGAGCTCGCGAAGGAAGGGAAGGGCTGGGTTGCGTGGGCGCTCGCGTGCGGAGTAGATCGCCCGACGCTGTATGCGTGGGGTAATCAGCATCCTGAATTTTTGACAGCCCTCAAGGAAGCGAAGTTGCTTGAGCAGCTTTGGTGGGAGGAAGTTGGTCGATCTTCTGTGCACGCGAAGAACTTTCAGGCGGCTGTTTGGCGCACGTCGATGCAGGCGCGCTTTCGTGAGGACTACACGGAACGAAAGGTGCAGGAGGTTACTGGAAAAGATGGTGGCGCAATCAAGCACGAACACAATGCGTCGATTGACTTTAAGGCGCTGAATGAAGATCAGCGCCAACAACTACGAGAGTTATTGATGTTGGCGAAGAAGGGGGAAAAGAAATGACACTTGATAAAAACCGACACGCCCAGATGGATGCCTGTTCGAGCAAGATGCTGCAGGCATTGTCTGAGGCTGATATGGATTACTACACCGCAATGCACACTCTTGGCCTGTGCTTCGTTCAGTTACTCGTAGCAATTGAGGACACTAAAAAGGCGCAGGCTTGCTTCGTGGAAGTAATAGACGTCGTTTGCAAGACGATGCGAGCAACCGATGTTTTATTTTCGACAGATAGAAAAGAAGACACAACGGCTCATTGATGAACCCTCCTGTCGTTCACGCAATATTTCCGTGGCCGATCTTCACGGTTTTACTGGAACGCGATTTCTCTGAAGAAGAAATCGCGTTCGCGTGCACGCAGGATTGTGCATGGAATGTTGGCGGATTAATCAGCAAGGATCGTCGCGTCCTCGACAATCCTTGCCTCTCCAGCCTGCGCGCAATGATCCAGCAATATCTCGATCTCTATGTTCAGCGCATCATATCGCCGCGCGATCCTATTGAAATTTACATCACGCAATCGTGGTTCAATCTCGAAAAAATGGGTATGTTTCATCACCAGCATTCACATACAAACAGCATTGTTTCTGGCGTCGTCTATATCAGGACGCGGCCCGGAGACAGTGTCCAGTTCTATCGGGACAACCACCGTCAGATCATCTCGATTGAAGGCGTATCACGCGGTCCCTTCAATTCGGATGTCTGCAGCATCGGCGTTGAGACTGGAGAATTGATCCTCTTTCCCTCAGCCCTCGTCCACGGCGTCGATCCGGTCGACAAAGATCGCGAGGAAGGGCGCCTCACGCTTTCATTCAACACCTTCGTGCGAGGCATCGTCGGAGACGAATTCGCATCCAACGCTCTGGATCTGAAATGATCGAAGATATTTCGATCGATGACGCTTTGATCGAGCTGGACAGGATCGACGCGGAAGAAAGCCTCGCCGCATTTGTGCGAATGGCGTGGCATATTATTGAACCCGGAGCGCCATACGTCCACGGTTGGCACATCGACTTCCTGTGCGCTCATCTCGAAGCCATAGGCGCAGGCGCTGAGATAGATGATGGTGAGTATTACAATCGCCTCCTGATCAACGTCCCGCCGGGCGCTATGAAATCTTTGCTTACCAGCGTCTTCTTCCCGGCTTGGATATGGGGGCCGAAAAAACAGCCGCACAAGCGCTTTCTCTGCGCGTCGCATTCGCAGTCGCTTGCGATCCGCGACAGCACAAAGATGCGCCGCCTGATTGTCAGTGACTGGTATCAGGCGCGATGGGGCGACCACGTGACGCTCACCGGCGATCAGAACGCCAAAACGAAGTTCGAAAACACCGCGACCGGCTTCCGCGAGGCTGTCGCGGCCGGCTCAATTACCGGCTCACGCGGCGACATCGTCATCATCGACGACCCACACAGTGTCGAGGGCGCGGCTTCCGACGCCATGCGCGCGTCAACAATCGAGTGGTTTCTCGAAGCCGTCCCGACACGTCTCAACAACCCCGAGCGATCGGCGATCATCGTCATCATGCAGCGCCTGCACGAAGGCGACGTCTCCGGCGTCATCCTCGAAAAACAGCTCGGATACGATCACATCATGTTGCCGATGCGCTACGACCCGCTCCGCGCCGCTCCGACGCTGTTGGGCTTCGAGGACCCGCGCAGGGAGGAAGGCGAACTTCTCTTCCCCGATCGCTTCCCCGAGCGCGTCGTCGAGCGCGACGAGCGCGTCATGGGGCCATACGCGGCCGCCGGCCAGCTGCAGCAAAGCCCCGTGCCTCGCGGCGGCGGCATCATCCAGCGCGAGTGGTGGCAGCTCTGGGAGCGGGATAACTACCCGCAATTCGACTACATCGTCGCCAGCCTCGACACCGCCTACACCACAAAACAGGAGAACGACCCCAGCGCCATGACCGTCTGGGGCATATGGTCAGGCGGCGACCAGACTGCGCAGATCACGCGCGCGCCGTCGTCGGATGGCGAGATGATGGCCGTGCTGGAGCGGACGTATCGGCAGGAGCATCCGAAGTGCATGCTGATGTATGCGTGGACCGAGCGTTTGGAATTGCACGAGCTGGTCGAGAAAGTCCGCGAGACGATGGACCGATGCGGCGCCGATCGGCTGCTGATCGAAAACAAAGCTTCGGGACACAGCGTTGCCCAAGAGCTTCGCCGGGTTTATGGTCACGAGGATTTTGGCGTGCAAATGGTCGACCCAAAGACGGCCGACAAAATGGCGCGCCTTTACAGCGTTCAGCATTTGTTTTCAGAGGGACTGATCTACGCGCCGGATCGATCGTGGGCCGACGCGGTAATAAATCAGGCGGCTCAATTCCCGAAAGGGAAGCATGACGATCTTGTCGACACGGTTAGCATGGCGATGCGCCACCTGCGCGACACGGGAATGCTTGTCAGAGGGTCGGAGTGGACATCTGAAATCGACGAAAGTCGTATGCATCACGGCGCTGCGCCGGAGCCGCTCTATCCAGTTTAACAGGAAATTCAAGATGATATTCGCCAATGCCGTTGTCGATGTCCTTGATGCGCCGCCGCCTCACGGCAAGGGGCTCGGGCGTTTTCGCGTCGAAGTTTGGGGCAAGGAGCCCCATGATTACGTGCGGGTGTATGAAATAACGGCCCGCGATGATAATATGGCGGCTCGCGAGGGCCTGGATCGTTTCTCCAAGGAGATCGGTGATCTCCTGAAAAAACAGGAAGAGTAGCATGCCGATGACGCCCGGGCTGAGCCCATCTATTCGCCAGCCGGGCGAAGAGCCGCAAGGGCTCGCCGCCGCAGAAGACATCATCGTCGAAATTGAGGAAGGCGCCGATCGCCCGGAGACGGACGAAAAAGGCAACATCCTGCGGATCGAACACCCGGATGGCTCGATCAGCGTTTCGCTGGATGGTCGCCCGGTCGAGAGCGCCGACGAAGCAATCAAGGCGCGCGACTGGTTCCGCAACCTCGTTGACGAGGTCGATCAGGGTGAACTGAACCGGATTTCAGAAGACCTGCTGCGCGGCATCGGCGACGACCTGGACAGCCGGCAGGACTGGATCAATGATCGCGCGCAGGGCATCAAGCTGCTTGGCCTGACGATCGAGCTGCCGGGCCTGCAGGGCGCAACCGATGGCGCGCCGGTCGAGGGCATGAGCCGCGTCCGCCATCCGCTCCTGCTCGAAGCCGTCCTTCGCTTTCAGGCGAACGCCCGGTCCGAGCTTCTTCCGACCGACGGGCCCGTGAAGGTCCGCAACGACGCCGTCGACACGCACGCGCCGCAGGAGCAGCTGGCGGATGCGCTGGAAAGCGATCTCAACCACTATCTGACGGCGGTTGACGAGGAATATTACCCCGATACCGACAAGATGCTGCTGATGCTTGGGTTCGGCGGCACGGCCTTCAAGAAGGTCTATTTCTGCCCGCTGCGCGGCCGCCCGGTCAGTGAGACGGTCGACGCCGAAGACTTGATCGTGAACAACGCCGCGACGACGCTGTCGAACGCCAAGCGCTACACGCATCGCGTCTACATGCGCCCGTCTACTGTGCGTCGCATGCAGATCCTTGGCGTTTATCGTGACGTCGACTTGCATACGCCGGAGCAGCCGCAGCACGATGAAGTGCAGCGCGAGAAGGCTGAGCAGCAGGGCATTGCGTCCGATCCGGCAAATCCTGAAGATCGCGACCGTGAGATTTACGAATGCTACTGCGAGTTGGACATTCCCGGCTTCGAGCATAAATACCGCGGCAAAATTACGGGTCTCGAAATTCCGTATCGCGTCACGATTGATAAATCGTCGCGAGAAATCCTGTCCATCACGCGTAATTATGATGAACCAACTGGCGAGGAAGGCGACGAGCTTCCGAAGGCGCGTGTCGACTTCGTGAAGTATGTTTTCGTCCCCGGCTTTGGGTTCTACGACATTGGCCTGCTTCACATTCTCGGCAACACCACCAATGCGGTGACGGCGGCGTGGCGCGAGATGCTCGACGCAGGCATGTATGCCAACTTCCCCGGCTTCCTGATGGCCGACACAGGCGGCAGGCAAAACACGAACATCTTCCGCATTCCTCCCGGCGGCGGCGCGCTGGTGAAGACGGGTGGCCAGCCAATCAATCAGGCGGTGATGCCGCTTCCCTACAAGGAGCCGGGCCCGGCCATGATGGGTCTGGTGACGAACATTGCTGAGACGGGCCAGCGCGTCGGCGGCACCGCGGAGCTTGCCGTCGGCGAGGGCCGGCAGGACGCGCCGGTCGGCACGACGCTCGCGCTGATTGATCAGGCCACCAAGATCCTGAATTCGGTCCACAAGCGGCTGCACGCCGCGCAGGCCAAAGAATTCCAGCTGCTGGTCCGTTGCTTCCGGGAGCATCCGAAGAGCTTCTGGCAGCAGTGCCGCAAGCAGACGATCAAGTGGAATGAGCAGCTGTTCATTCAGGCGCTCAACGATTGCGAGCTGGTGCCGCAGGCGGACCCGAACACGTCCAGCCATACGCAGCGCGTCATGAAAGTCATGGCCCTGAAGCAGCTGGCTGCGGCCAACCCCGCGCTCTACGACCCCGTGGCGGTCGACACGGCGGCGCTGAAGGCGATCGGCTGGAGCAATCCGGAGCAGTTCATGTCGCCGGCTGAGGCGCGCGCGCAGATGCCGCCGGAGGCGATGGCGAAGATCGAAGAGCTGAAGATCAAGAAGCAGGACGCCGACGCGCGCATGATGACAGCGCAGGCGAACGCCGCCAAAGTTCAGGCGGACATCGGGGCTGGCCAAGACGGCGCGCCGCAGATGGACCCGAACAAGATGATCGACGCCGAGCTGAAGCGCATGGAAATGCAGCAGAAAGCGGCTGAGCTGCAGATGAAGCGCGAGGAGATCGACGCCGAGCTGAAGCGCGTTCAGATGGAAATGCAAATGCGCAGGGCAGAAGATGCTTCCAGACTGCGCGAGGATATGTTCGTCCGCGAGACGGACCAACTGGAAAACTGGAACCGGCGCAAGGATCGCGAGAGCGACGAGCGCATCGCCGCGGTGAAGCTGGCGCAAGACTTGATGAAGGCGCCGGACAGCGAGCGCCTCATGGGCAAAATTATCGACGACAAGACGCTTGGGCTGCTGAAGAGCGAAGAGCCAGCGCCACCCGGCTTTGGAGGGTAACAAAACATGGCTGATGTTCCCCAGCGCCTCGACCTCGGCCTCGGTCTCGGCAAAGCCGACCCGGAGGCGTATTTTCGCCGGCTGGCGCTCTACTCCTACGCCGTCGCGCCTCTCTTCCCGGGCCGCAGGCCAGAGGGCCAATACGCCCCGGGGCTGCGTCAATACGCCGCAGGCGGTCGCATCCTGCAGGACGAATATCCGACGAGCTACATGCCCGAAGTCGGTCGGCAGGTGATGGCTGACGGCGGCGCGCCGCTGTCTCCCGAAGATCAGCGCGCCATGACGCATTACGAAGGTGGACCGGGCGTCGTCGAGATGGCGCCCGTGAAGTTCCGGGAGCCCCTGTCTGGTTACGAGCGCGAATTGTTTCAGGCCCCGGCCGCGACCGCGCCCGTCCTTGAGGCTGGCCTTGAATTCGCGCCCTATCTGACGCCCGCCGCGCCGGCCTTGGCTGCGCGCGACGTTGTCGCCGGGCTGAAGCATGGCGACCCCGTAGAGCTTGCCACCGCCGCGCTTGGCGCGCCCGGGAAATACGCCAAAGCCGCAATCCTTGGCGCCGCCGCCATGATGCCGGAAGAGGCGCAGGCCACCTTCTTCGGGAGCGCGGCCAAGATGTCTCCAAAGATCCGGGAGGCGCTCGAAATGGCGAAGCGCGCCACTGCGCGCGGCATGTCCCCGGAGGGGACGTGGGCGCTTCACGGGTTCGCGCCGGACCCGGCCGGCAAGATGATCGGCGAGGTTTCCGACCTGCCGGCGCGATTGATCCCGTCTGGTTTGGAAAAATTTCGCAGCGGTCAACAACTTCCGCTTGGCGAACTTTTGTCGCATCCTGAGGTCTACGATCTTTATCCCGGTTCTTTTTCCTCGCCGGTCATTCCGTTTGATCGTTCACCGTCTCATCGCGGTTATTTCAATCAAATTAAAGACGAACTCGGATCAAATGTTCGTTTGAGCGATCGCGATCTGTTGGAAAACTTGCTGCACGAGCATCAGCACCGCATCCAGCACATTGAAGGCATGTCGCCCGGAACGAGCCCGGATGTGTTTCCGAGCGCGGAGAGACTTGCAGCGCCGCTGAAGGAGGACTTGCAATCCGCCAATGGCGCAATGGCGCTCAAGGCATTCATGGAGCGCAATCCGACGCTGAAGCCAATTGACGCAATCATTGAGGCGCGCAAGGCTGGTATCCCGCTCGGGCCGCAGCCATTGAAATTTTCCAGCCTTGGGCAGGAGGAATTGCGCAACACGCAGGACCTGCTGTCCAGTCAAATCAATCGCATCTATGAGACGACGCCTGATCCATATCAGGAGTATTCGCGATCGCTCGGAGAAGTGACAGCGCGCCTACCGGGCGAGCGACTGGAGATGTCTCCCGAAGAGCGCCGCCTATCCTATCCTTTCCCGGACCCAAGCCAGGTCATCGTTCGCCCAATTTCTCCTGCGGTGTTGCCCAATCGACCAAACCCGCGATGGGAACGCGCGCGCGAAGACGCCCTCGCGTTGTCGCGCCAACTGCAGGAACGGCCTCTGCCGCCCAGACTTGAAGAGTTGGTTTCGCCAGAAGAAGAAGCTCTTATGCAATATGCGCAAGAGCTTGAAGCGCAGAAGCGTGCGGGCCAAGCCATGCCGCCCGGTGGAGCGCTGCCGACGATCCGAAAAGACAAGGGTGGCTCCGTCATCAAGGCGGCGCTGAAGGCGCTCGGAAAGTTGATGCCGGAAGGGTCGGGATACGCCAGTGTTCCAGGCAAGCCTGCGCTCGTCAATCTGCCGGGTATCGGCAAGGTTGAGGCGCGCCCAATCCCTGCAATCGAAAGCGCGGCGGAAAAATATATGCAGTCGGCCGGACGCCCGGGCGAGCATGCGGTTTCTTCTTTTCCTGAATTCAATCCGGCCTTCGCCACGAAGGTCGCTGAAGCATTCGCCGAGATGAAGCATCGTCCCGGGGACCCGGCTGTCCGTCGCGCCTATGACGCGCTCATCGACGAGACGATGGCCCAGTATCGAGCAGCGAAGGACACAGGCATTGACTTTCGTTTCCTCAAAGAGGGGCAACAAGATCCTTACGCTGCGTCGCCGGCGCTGGGCTACGAGGACATCGTCAACCGGGGTCGGCTCTTCGTCTTCCCCACCGAGCAAGGGTTTGGGTCTTCTGGAGGCTTGATCGCCGACAACCCGCTCCTGAAGCGCGCCGGCCAGGTAGGAGACAAACCCGATGCAGTCGTCAACGATGCTTTTCGGATTGTTCACGATCTCTATGGTCACTTTGGTCCGGGCAATCCTTTCTTCCGCGCCCCGGGCGAAGAGCGTGCGTATCAACTCCACTCGCGAATGTTTGGCCCGGAGGCGCTACCCGCCGCCACGCTAGAAACGCGCGGTCAGAACTCGTGGCTGAACTACGGGCCATATGGAGAAGCCAATCGATCAGCGCTGGGCGCGGACACGCGCTTCGCCGAGCAGAAGATCGGCCGCATGCCGGAGTGGACGCAAGCGCCCGCTCCGGCGGTCGGCGAAGATGTCGAGGCTTACATCCGCAGCCTGACAGGCAAAGCCGAGGGCGGTGAAGTTGAGCGCAACGACCCAGACATGGTTTCCCGCGCGCTGGATCTTTTGTCTCAGCTCAATCCCGTCGGCGCTGCGCAGGCGGAGACACTGCCCGGTGTTGTGGCGAAAGCGCTGGTTCGGAAGATTGTGCCGACCGTAAAAAATATGGCCAGAAAGGAGCCTGTCTTTCCGGGGGTCTACGGCAATCCACGCGAAATGGCTGCGGAAGCAGAGAGCCGCGTCGCGCCCGAAGACCCGATCATGAAGCAGCTCTTCGGCGTCACGCGACAAGATATCTTCGACATCGCCGCGCGCCGCGCCGGCAACACTCCTCCGGTTTTAAAGGCGCCGCCGGAACGCACGCGTGGCATCAATTACGCAGCAGAAGGTGTCATGACGCCAAAAAACGAGCGGCGGCTTTTGGACATTTTGACGGAGGGCGAGAAGCAGCCCGGCCTGCGCACGGGCATGATGCCTTGGTATTACATGGACCCGGTCTACAACCGCATGGAGCAAATGTTCGGTCCGGAAGAAGCCGCGAAGCGATATAATATTTTCAACACGACGATCGGCGCGATGTCGCCCGGTAGTCCCGTGCAGATTGAAATCAATCGCGGCCTCGGCGCGTATCACCTCGCGACGCAAGGTCGTATCGAAGATTTCCTGAATTATGGCGGCAATCCGTCCGCCGCTCCGGAAGGAACACTGCCGTCATATGTGCGAGAGGCGATGCTTGGCCACCCGTATCACTCGACGTCGCAAGCGGGGACGCTGAAGCGGTTCTTCGAGACCGGCGAATACAAAACTGGTTCGCCAAAAGTCCCGCTGTATATTCAGGCATCCGGCGTGCCTGAAACAGGCTTTCAGACGACGCTGCCTGTGCCGGATGCGCATTACACGCGCATTCTCGGCATGCCTGACGTGCGCAAGACGGACAATCCCGGGACGTCAATGAAAATGGGCGAGTATCGCCCGATCGGCCCGTGGTTCCGCGAACGCGTCGCGAAGCGCGCGGACATGGAAGCTGTTCCGGCGCAAGCGCTTCTTTGGGGCACGGGGTCAGGCGCGACGGGCGTTGACACTCCAATCGGATCGCCGAAGCTTGAAATGCTCGCGCAGGAGATCGCGAATATCGCGCGCCGGCGTGGCGTCACTCCTGAGACGGCGCGAGACCTTGTCTTGCGGGGCGAGCTTTACGCTGACGGCGGCTCTGTAATTGACGACGCCATTCGTGTATCATCCAACGTCGCGAACACGCGAGAGCTTGAGGCGGCGTAGCCTCCCCGGGACGCCGGGATTACTGGCCAGGAGAAGAAAATGTCAGACGTCGCCAAAAAGGCCCGCGAGGCCATGAAAGCAAAAGCCCGCAGGCTGGCGGGTGAAAAAGATCAGAAGGTCGACAGTTCCGACTGGTCGCCGGCCGAGCCGCTAAATGCTGACGTAAAGACGGGCATGCGCCCCGTTGGCAAGGCGCGCGAATACAGCGCCGGCGGGATGGCTTCCGCGCGTCGCGCCGATCGCCGCGGCCGGAAGGCTGGCGGCAAGGTCATGGAGAAGGAAATCGGCGTCGGCATGGCCAACAAAGACATGAAGGAAGCCAATGAGCAGCGCGAGGGCAAGAAACACATCGGCGGCATGAAGCGCGGCGGCGCTCTTCCCGAAGTCAAGGTCCCCAAGCCCGCTCGCGCGGCTGCGCAGCACTACAAGCGCGGCGGGAAAGCCGGCGGCGGAAGCCTGCCGAGCCCTGAGGAGGCGATGAAATCTGAGCAGCGGCTGGGTGGCTTGAGGGCCACGAAGGCGCCGGCGCAGTCCTTCTCCAAGGATCAGGCGGCCAGCTACGCGCGCGAAGAGGGCTACGCCGCCGCTGATCGGCGCGCGGGGCGCAAGCGCGGCGGCCGCGCAAAAGGCAAGACCGACATCAAGATCAACATCATCTCCGCCGGCGGCAAGCCGGGCCCGATGCCAATGCTGCCGCCTGACGGCGCACCGACTGGCGGCGTCGCGCCTGTGCCGATGCCGGCTCCGGGCGGCGTTCCCGGCCCGATGATGCCTCCGGCGATCGCCGCTCCGCCGCCCATGCCGGCTCCGGGGCCCATGCCCATGGGCCGCAAGGCTGGCGGCCGCGTCTCGAAAGTCGCCTCGTCCTATAAGGACATGGAGGCTGGCGCCTGCAGCGGCGAGGGCCGGCTGCAGAAGACGGACATCGCCAAAAAGCATCGCGACGCGCCGGCAAGAAAGGCTGGCGGCCGCGCGCCGAAATCGTATCGTGGCATGACGGCGGGCGCTGAAAGCGGTAAGGGCCGACTTCAGAAGACCGCGATTGAAAAATCGCAGAGGGCTCGCGGGGCGTAATTAACCCTGCGCGGGCGGGATGTCGTTACCCCCTTTTCGACATCCCGCCCAATAACAACATATAAGGGGAACAAAGGGGATGAATATGGGCGCGCAAACATATGCGTCGTTCTATGAGCACGAGCTGAGAAAACTTATTGAGATTGAAATAGAGAATGTGAAACAAAATATGTCTTTCGGCTCTATCCAGTCGTTTGAAGATTACCGCCACGCATGCGGCAAGATTGCGGGACTGCGCCTCGCGATTGAGTTGATGGCGGAAGCAGAAAAAATCTGCAGTCAAAGATAGCGCAGACGAAAGGGGAAGTTATGGCGAACATGCTAATGGATCACTCTGTCGACCCAAAAGAGGAAATACTCAAGGCGCTTGGTGATATTTCGCAAATTGAGTTGTTCAACAACCAGATTTTGTGCGCAGTATACATCAGGCCCGAGAAAACAAAGGGCGGCATTATTTTGACGGATGGCGTCAGAAGCGAAGATCGCTTTCAGGGCAAGGTTGGATTGCTTGTCGCGATGGGTCCGTCTGCCTTTCAGGACGACAACGGCGAGTGGTTTAACAAAGCGACGTTCAACATGCATGACTGGCTCGTTTTCCGCCCGTCAGATGGCTGGAACATCACGATCAATGGTGTTTTGTGCCGAATTTTGGGTGACACACAGGTCAAAATGCGCGTCCCGCAGCCTGATCTCGCGTGGTAATGGAGAAAAATATGTCGAATGAAGCAGACGATATCGAAATTGTCCTTGAAGAGCAAAAAACAGAGGCAAAAGAAGAACTGAAAATTGAAATTACCGATGAGCCTGAGCCAAAAATAGAAAAAAAGGCTGAAGCGCCGGAAATTTCTCCGCAGGAAGGCATCAATGAGCTGAAGCGGCGCCTCGCTGAAGAGCAGAATGCGCGCGTCGAGGCTGAGCGCCGCATGCAGGCGGCGTATCAGCAAGCGCAGCGCGCCAAAGTCGACGTCACCGAGGCCCAATATCATCAAGTGGTCAGCGCCATCGAGACCATTGAGGGTCGGGCAAAGGCTTTGGAGGCGGCTTATGCCGAGGCCAGCAGCGTCGGGGACTACGACAAGCTGGCGCAGATCAATCGCGCCATGGTCGTGAACCAGGACCAAATGGAGAGGCTGCGCGCGGGCGAAAAGGCAATCCGCGAGCAGATCGAAATGACGCGCGCCGCGCCGGACGCGCAACCCATTCAGCCGGTCTCGCCGCCTCCGCGCGTTGATGACATGATCGAGGACATGGCGTCCAAAGTCACGCCACGATCGGCGGCTTGGTTGCGCGGCGCGAAGGATCACTTGCGAGACGAGAAATCCATTCGCAAGATGTTCAACGCGCACGAGGCGGCCGTGCTTGATGGCATTGAGCCTGACAGCGACGCCTACTTCGAATTCATTGAGCAGCGCCTCGGCATGCGCAAGTCCGCGCCTGCTGCGCCGCCGCCGGTCGAGGAAGAAGAGAGCGCGCTGTCCGCCGCCGCCGCGCCGGCGCCTGCGCGCCGATCCGCGCCGCCGCCCGCCGCGCCGGTCTCGCGCGGCGCGCCGCGCCCAGGCACGGTTCGCCTGTCGTCTGCGGAGGCTCAGACGGCAAAAGAACTCGGCATGACGCCGGAAGAATACGCCCGCAACAAGCAGGCGCTTATCAAAGAAGGCCGCTACGGCAATTGATGGAGATTGAAAACATGGCAAACATTACAGAAGCGGCCGCGAAGTTCGCGGAGAGGATGAAGTCAGAGCAGGCCGAAGACGCGCCGCGCGCGCCCGCGCGTCCAAAGTTGCGCGAGGATGACCCGCGCGCACGCGCCCGTCAGCGCGCGGAAGAGCTGCGGCAGCACGGCAGCAACGCCGCAAACGAGGCTCCTGACCCGCTTTACGTCGATCCGAACGACATCCCGGACGGCTGGTCCTATGAGTGGAAGATGTTCACGGTCTACGGCGCAGAAAACCCTGCCTATCAAATTGAGCTGCAGCGCCGGGGCTGGACTGCGGTCCCGCGCGAGCGCCATCCGCACATGATGCCGCTTGGCAGTAACGAGGCATTTATCATGCGAGACGGCCTGATCCTCATGGAGTGTCCCATGGAGATCGTCGAGGAGCGGCGCGCGGAGGAGCTTCGCGCGGCACGCCAGCAGGTCCGCAGCAAAGAGCAGCAGCTCGCCGGCACGCCGGACGGGACAATGACGCGCGATCACGCCAAGGTGCGGCCGCAGATCAAAAAGTCCTACGAGGCCATGCCGATCCCGGAGGAATGAAATGCATCCTGAAACTTTCGAATATGCGCAACCCACGCCGCGTCAAATTGAGACGATGACGAAATTGCGCGAGGCCGCCAAGTCTTACGCGGAAGTCGTCGAGGACCTCGTTCCTCCGGGGGGCGACAAGGATCATGTTTTGCGATCAATCCGATCGGCGGCCATGTGGGCCAACGTTGCCATCACGCGCTACGCCGATGGCGGGCCGCGCGGCTGATCGGGAATAACTGACCGTTCAATTGGGCCGCCTCTGGGCGGCCCTTTACTTTGCGCTCTCTGTTTGCAATAATGTTGCCCAGCAGGCACACCGCTCGGCGCGGCAGCCGCATCCTCGCCCGGCGCGAGGCGAAACTTTTCCTCCGGTTCCATAGTCGCTCGGCGCGATGACAGAACCTCCTGTCAAAAGGAGAACCCGTCATGCCGAACACGGCTCCAGGTTCGTATAACGGCTTTCAGCAGTATCGAGGCGGTGGCTCTGCCCCGACCTATGAGCAGGTTGTTGGCACGACTGCCTACAATGCTTCCGCCATTTACTTTGGCGACCCCGTAATCATCAATGGATCGACGGGCTATATTCAGGTCGCGACGACGACCGCTGGCACGACCGGCGTTGCGCCGATCGCGGGCGTATTCGTCGGCTGCAAGTATCTCTCTGTCTCGCAGAAGCGCACCGTCTGGTCGAACTATTGGCCGGGCAGCGACGTCGCTTCGACGCAGACTGTCGAGGTCTACTACGTCAATGATCCGAACGCGCGCTTCGCGGTGTGGTCCGACGCGACCGGCATCTCGCAGGCTGACGTCGGCTCGACGGGCGGCTTCAACATTGGCTCCGGCAATGCCTCAAATGGCATCTCGGGCGCCTACCTGAACTGGGGCACGTCTGGCGGCAACTCCGACAGCACTGGCCCGTTCCGCATCATTGGTCTCGTCGGCGACCCGCCGGGCACGAATGGCACGGAGTTCGGGCCTTATGCGCACGTCGTCGTTGCCTTCAACAACGTCGCCACCAAGACCCTGGCCACGATCTAAGGAGTAAGGACCAATGGCTGTTAATCTTTCCGCCATCAAAGACCTTCTCCTTCCCGGTCTCCGGGGGGTCGAGGGTAAGTATGAGCAGATCCCGTCGCAGTATGACAAGATCTTCACGAAGCACGACAGTAAGATGGCGCTTGAGCGCACCGCTGAAATGCGCTTCCTGGGTCTTGCGCAGCTGAAGACGGAAGGCGCTCAGACGTCGTTCGATAACGCCGCTGGCGAGCGTTATGTCTATAACCAGGAGCACGTAGAAATTGCTCTCGGTTACGCGATCACCCGCAAGGCGATCGACGACAACCTCTACAAGAGCCAGTTCATGCCGTCGAACCTCGGCTTGATGGAAAGCTTCCATCAGACGAAGGAAATCTACGGCGCCAACGTGCTGAACACTGCGACGACCTACAATGCGTCGATCGGCGGTGACGGCGTTTCGCTGCTGAACTACAACCATCCGATTGATGGTGGAACGGTCGCGAACACGCCGCTCGTTCAGGTAGACCTCAACGAAGCTTCGCTTCTGAACGGCATGATCGCCATCAGGACGAACTTCCGCGATCAGGCTGGCCTGAAGGTGTTCGCGCGCGGTCGTCGACTGGTGATCCCCGCGGCTCTGGAGCCAACGGCGATCCGCCTGACGAAGACGGAGCTGCGTCCGGGCACCGCGAACAACGACGTTAACGCGATCATGATGACGGCCGGCGGGCTGCCGGAAGGCTACATGGTCAACGACTTCCTGACGTCGTCCCGCGCGTGGTTCCTGCTCACGAACATTGATGGCCTGTCCTACATGGAACGCATCAAGTTCGAAAGCGACATGCAGGTCGACTTCGTGACCGACAACCTGCTGGTGAAGGGTTACGAGCGCTACAGCTTCGGCTACTACAACTGGCGCGCGATCTACGGTTCCACCCCGACTTAATGGAGGCTCCCTGATGGCTATTACGGCATTCACAGGGCCTCTGATCTCCTTCGGAAGCGATCCCGGCACGCCCGGGACCGCCTTCGACGGGGGCACGTCCCTCTTCTATGCGGGCATTGGTCTTCTCGACCAGCGCGCGCCCGAAGGTTACTACCCGGGTCAGGAACTCGGCATCGACGCGGTCGGCTGGCTGGGGACCAACTCCATCCAGACGGTGAACTTCAATCCGTCCACGCAGGCGGCGAACAACATCGCCGCCAGCCAGACGCCGCCTGTTGGCGCCGGTTCTCTGACGCTCGTCTCCTCGACGGCGGCGGGCATCACCGTCGGCTGCAGCGTCGTCAACCGCAATACCGGCAACACCGTCACCGGTGCGCTCGGAATTGACCTGCCGACGGCGTCTTCGGCGACCAGCACGATCTCCGGCAATGTGTTCACGGCGGTTGGCGCAGTGACGGCCACGACGGCCTTCACGATTGGCTCCGTGCTTTCGGGCACCGGGGTCACGGCCAACACCACGATTGTCGGGTTCGGAACGGGCACCGGCGGCGCCGGCACCTATTACGTCGACATCCCGCAGACCGTCTCTTCGACGACGATTACGGGACGCGCTGGCGTGAATGGCGTGCCGGTGATTGCGCAGGGCACGACGACGACGGTCGGTCTTTACAATCCGCTCTGCATGCTTGGGCGGAATGTGAGGATCACCACGGCGGCGACCGACAACACGGTCTACACCGTCAACGGCTACGATGTTTACGGCTTCCCAATGTCGGAAAGCATCACGGCCAATGGCGCGACGACTGTGTCGGGCAAGAAGGCGTTCAAGTATATCACCAGCGTCACCGCTCCTGCGGCGGGCACGCGCGGCGCGACCATCACGGTTGGCACCGGCGACGTGTTCGGCTTTCCTCTGTTCTCCGCTGGCTATCAGGCCATCGCGACAACTGCGGGAACCGCCAACAATCAGGACGTCTCCATCTTCTGGGGAACGCCTCCCTTGATTGCCAATAGCGGCGCTACGACGGGCTATCTCGCTGGCGACACGACGACGGCTTCCGCTACGACCGGCGACGTTCGCGGGACGTATGCCGTTCAGGACGCCTCGAACGGCACCAAGCGTCTGATCGTTTATCAGTCGCCCACGCCTGCTCTGATCAGCTCGCTGACGGGCACCTTTGGCGGCTCGCAAGCCTAACAGGAGATCATCATGGGTGCTTACAAGGGCAAGGCCAGCACGATCAAAGAAGCCGACGAGAAGACCGATGGCTTCAAGAAGGGTGGCGGCTGCATGAAGAAGGGCGGCAAGGCCGTCATGTCGAAGGCGGAGAAGGGCAAGAAGCCGGCGCGCGCGTCGGGCGGCGGCGTTTTCTCCTCGGCCAAGAGCGGCTCGCCGCGCGGCAAGGCTCAGCACTACTGAGTTGCTGCGCCGATATCTTCGAGACAATAGACGGGGGCCGCGCGCCCCCGTTTTTGCAGTGAGGCAATCATGGCGAAATCACCAGCGTGGCAGCGTGCCGCCGGCAAAAACAAAGAGGGCGGCCTGAACGCCAAGGGGCGCGCTTCAGCGAAGGCGCAGGGCATGAACCTGAAGCCTCCGGTATCGAAAGAGCAGGCGGCGAAAAGCGACAAGGCTGCGGGGCGCCGGTCCTCGTTTTGCGCCCGCATGACCGGCATGAAGCGCAAGCTCACCGGCGCCGCTGCAGCTGCCGACCCCAACAGCCGCATCAACAAAGCTCTCAGAAAATGGGATTGCTGACATGACGAAACCGTTCTGGGAAAAAGACGCCCCAAAGGACGCCAAGAAGCGTGCTTTGAGCGCGAAAGGTGTTAAAATGGCAAAGGCAAAGGCGCGCGCCGCCGGGCGGCCATATCCCAATCTGGTCGATAACGTCGCCGCGGCGAGGGCCGGCCACACGAAGGGAAAGAAATAATGCAGCCGATCACTGTCACGGCGTCCGACGCTTCTGTTGCGCCAAAAGCCACGGGCCTGGTTCGATTTGATGATTGGGCCCCGGGGGACGTTGCCTTTCAGGTGACGGTTACGGGCACCGTCAATTATACCGTTCAGACGTCAATGGATGATCCGAACAGCCCGACCAATCCCGTTCCTCTTGGCTCTATGACATGGATACCTGCGACGGACACAAACGTCGTTGGCCAGACCGCTTCGAAGTCCAGCACATTTTCTGCCGCTCCGATTTTTGCGCGGGTGTTGCTGAATAGCGGAAACGGGTCTATTTCGGCAACCTTCCGCCAGAATAGCAATGGCCCGATTTAAATAAGGGGCGATAATGGCTACGAGCGGCACATATACGTTCAATCCGTCGCTCGGCGAGCTAACGGTCTACGCCTATCAGATGATAGGCGTGCGACCCACTGCTCTTTTGCAAGAGCATATGGACGCCGCGCGCATCGCAACAAACATGATGTTTACGCGGTGGAGCAATCAAGGCGTCAATCTCTGGCAAGTTTCTTTTACGACGGTTCCGCTGATTACTGGACAATCCAGTTATCAAGTTCCGTCGAATGTTGTCGTAATGCTTGATGCCTACATTTCGACTGCCACTGGTGGACCGGCTATTGATCGCGTGATCCTCCCAATCAGCAGAACGGAATATGCCTCCTATCCAAACAAATCCCAGCAAGGATTTCCAACGACGTTCTGGTTTGACCGACAGCTAAATCCGAGCGTTTATCTATGGCCCGTCCCTGACGGAAGCCAAACTTCGTTCAATTACTACGCTGTTCTTCGAATTCAAGATGCGAACCTTACTGGCACGCAGCAACTTGATATACCGCCTATTTGGTTGGAGGCTATGGCTTACGGCCTCGCCGAGCGTCTTGCAATAATCTGGGCCCCCGATAAAGTCGCACTCATGAAGCCTATGGCGGATGAGGCGTATCAAATTGCGGCGGCGCAGAATATCGAGACGGCATCACAGTATATCTCGCCCCAGATTAGCGGATACTGGCGATGAGGCCCCATGGCCGCGCCCGGGTCAGCTCAAGAAATCCTCAGGCATTCGGCATATGCGACCGATGCGGATTTCTTTACAACCACAATCGGCTGGCGTGGCAATTTGATTGGGCGGGAGCAAGCCTGATCAACAAGCGCATTCTTGTGTGCGATACATGCAACGATACGCCGCAACAGCAGCTGCGCGCGATTGTTGTGCCCGCAGACCCGACGCCCATTCTCAATCCGCGCGTTCAGGATTATCAAACTGCGTCAAATGATATTCGCATCACGCAAGGCAACACAATTAATCCGCGCACAGGCTTGCCGGTTATTGGCGGCGACACGCGAATTACGCAGAACGATCAGGTTCGTGTCACGCAGGAGATTGGCGGGACCCGGGTGGACTTGAGTGAGCAGCCGGGTCTCGATCAGAATGCTGTTATGCCGCTGCAGGGGGTTACGTCATACGCTGCTCAATTGCCCGTCTTATCAGTCGCGTCTAACGGCGCCGGCATTGCGACGGTAACATGCTCGTCGGCTCATAATCTTGCGACGAATGCTCAAATATCTGTTGAAGGATTGTCTTCCCCGACAGCAAATGGTTTTTACACAATTACCGTTATCTCAGGAACAGCCTTCACGTATCAGCTCAATCCAGTGCTTCCGGCGGGCTCTTTGCTGACCTCGTCGACGAAAATGATTACGGCAAACGTCGGATTGCCGTATAATAACACCGAAATTCCGCAGACAGGGCCTTTATAATGGCGAACCAACAAATCCCGAACTTGCCGGCAGCCATTGCGCTCAACGGCCAAGAGCAGCTTGAAGCCGTTCAGGCAGGGACGTCTGTTCGCCTCACCTCGGCGCAAATTGCCGCGCTTGGTGGCGCGACCGGCGCGGCGGGTCCGACGGGCCCGACAGGCCCTGCGGGTGGGTTCAATTATCTTGGCACGGTCGCCACGGCTTCTGCGCTGCCGGGCTACCCTTCCAGCTACACCGGCAACAACGGCGACGCGTATATAGCGATCGACACCGGACATTTGTGGGTCTGGGACGGCTCCACATGGACGGATGCTGGCCCTCTGGGAACGCAGATCACCGGCCCGACTGGCGCTACGGGCGCCACTGGCGTGGGCGTCACGGGCGCGACCGGCCCTACGGGGGCGGGGACGACGGGCGCGACTGGTTCCACCGGAGCTACGGGCGCGACTGGTCCGACGGGCTCGACTGGCGCGACGGGGGCGGGCGCGACAGGGGCAACTGGCGCTGCTGGAGCCACGGGCCCGACGGGCCCGACTGGGTCGACGGGTTCGACGGGCGCGACTGGTGTTTCAGGTTCCTTGTATGCGACTACGAGTTCCACATCGCTGGCGATTGGCCTTGGCTCAAAAAGCCTGACAGTTGGAACTGGCTTGGCTTATACAACTGCGCAGCAAATACTCATTGCCTATGACAGTTCCAATTACATGATCGGAACTGTTACGTCCTACAATTCCGTGACTGGCGCTCTTGTCGCAAACATTACTTCGGTTGTCGGTTCTGGGACATATGCGTCGTGGTCTGTGAACCTGAATGGTGCGCCGGGGCCAGCGGGCGCTACGGGCGCTACGGGCGCTACGGGTGCTACGGGTGCTACGGGCGCTACGGGCGTTACGGGCTCGACTGGTGCCACTGGGGTCACGGGACCAACCGGCGCGAATGGCGTGACGGGCGCGACGGGTGCGGCGGGCGCAACTGGCGCCACAGGCGCAACCGGCGCAACGGGTCTGGGCTATTCAGGCCTGCAGACATCAGGCACCACACTTATACTTCCGGCTCACTCCTCGGTTTACCCTGTAGCTCTCACGCTTGCTTTCACTGTTAATCTTCAATCAACACAATCGGCGTTTCAGGTCGGTGATTATGTCCGCGTAACTCCGATTTCAACAACAACCACAGCTTCTGTAACAACGAGCGTGACGACACCGTCTGTTGGTGCGTCTCTAACTTTTACGATTGCAGCCGGAACGCTATCGTCAAATATTATTGTTGGTGATTATCTTGAATTGTTTTTAGGCGCTACAATCAATGGCGTCGTCACCGCGCACGATCCAGTAACAGGTGTTTGCACTATTACCGTTCTGGCCACCAATGCGTATGCGTCTGGTGGTGGATGGATTGTGTATCCTTACAATTACAACGCATTTGTTACTGGGCGCGTAACTTATTACACCGGAGCATTTATGGATGTTCTGGTGATGTATTACCAAAATCAGGGACCCGGCGAAACGTTCAATCCTAATTCTATTGCGCTGACGGGAGTTGAGGGGGCGACGGGAGCGACGGGCGAAACAGGCCCTACGGGTATCGGCTACGAAGATTTCTCAACAACCAACAGCATCCTTGGGCTTACTTCAAATTACATAGGAGTTGTTGCTCCTCCTCAGACTATCCCCGGCCTCGTCGTCAATAAAGACCCGAGCCAGACTGCTTATGTTGTTGGGCAAAATGTCCAGCTGATTGCGCAAAGCCCGCCTGCGGGCACGACGGTATTCCTCGGTGGATATATCTCCGGCTTCAGCGGCACGACGCTCGACTTTACGGCAAACTATCTGTTCAATAACTCATCAACTAACAATTTCACCGGTTTTGATATCACCGCTTCAGGCGCAATGGGCATCACCGGCCCAACTGGCGCAACGGGGGCAACAGGCGCGGCAGGGTCTAATGGCGCTACAGGCGCGACCGGCCCGACGGGGATTGGCTACGAAAACTTCTCAACGACAACAGCGGTCGCTGGCATACCAACAAATTACGCTGGTGTTATTTCCCCGACTACGCTGACCAATTTTGCAGTCAATAAAAATCCGACACAAACGGCTTTTGCTGTCGGGCAATATATTCAGATGATAGCACAGAGCCCGCCTGCGGGCGGAACTGTTTTCTTCTCGGGCTTCATCCAGTCGTTCAGCGGCAATTTGCTGAACATGACTGTCACCTACATCTACAACAATACGAGCACCTCCAATTTCACTGGTTTCAATATTGTCTCTACCGGAACTCAGGGAACGACAGGGACGCCGGGGTCGGTTTATCCGACAACCAGCACAACATCCCTGACAATCGGGACGGGATCAAAAAGTCTCACGATTGGGACCGGGCTTGCTTATACAACCGCTCAGCAAGTTCTGATTGCTTACGACGCTTCGAATTACATGATTGGCACGGTCACGTCCTACAATTCCGTGACGGGAGCCATGGTGGTCAATGTCACCTCGACCGTGGGCTCTGGCACCTACGCATCGTGGGCCGTGAACCTCAACGGCGCGCCGGGGCCAGCTGGAGCAACAGGGGCGACAGGACCAACAGGCGCTACGGGTGTTACGGGCGCGGCGGGCGCAACTGGCGCCACGGGCGCGACAGGGCCAACAGGGTCTGCTGGCACGAATGGCGCGACGGGCGCCACGGGTGCGACAGGTGCAACAGGCCCTACGGGCAGCACGGGTTCCACAGGCCCCACAGGAGCCGGCACAACTGGCGCGACCGGCTCTACAGGCGAAACTGGCCCCACTGGGGTCGCCGGTCCAACAGGTGCTACGGGCGCAACCGGAGCTGGCGTCACCGGCGCGACTGGTCCCTCCGGGGCCACCGGCGCGACGGGTCCGACTGGCGCGACCGGCGCCGGCGGCACAATTGGCTACTGGGCTCAGGTCGAGGACACGACGGATCAAGTGGCGACAGCCAACACGCCTACGGTTGTCGCTATCGGAACATTTGTTGATGGAAACGGCATTTCTCTTTCGAGCAATGCGCTGACTTTTGCCTATGCGGGGACCTACACAGTCACGTTCTCGGTGCAGCTTGCGAATGATAATTCGCAAGTTCAATACGCGCAGATTTGGTTTAGCCAAGATGTTGGCGCTGGCTGGGTCGACGTCGCTGACAGCAATTCAAGTATCGCGGTCATTAGTAAACAGGGGTCTATCGCTGGCCATGCCATCGTGACTGTCCCGATTACGCTTGATTTGAACGCAGGCGACAAGCTGCGTCTCATGTGGCTGACGACAAATGCTGCGTTGACTATTGAGACGCTACCTGTCAGCACATCCCCCGCATATCCGCGCACGCCAGGTGTGCTCGTTTCGGTTCAGCAGGTCACATACACACAAGTCGGCCCGACGGGCCAGACGGGCGCGACCGGTTCTACAGGCACTGCTGGCGCTACGGGCGCTACGGGCGCTACGGGGTCGACTGGCGCAACAGGTGCGGGAACCACTGGCGCGACTGGGGCCACTGGTCCTACAGGCCCGACAGGCGCAACTGGCTCCGCAGGAACCAATGGCGCGACAGGCGCAACTGGCCCAACGGGCGGCACAGGTCCGACGGGAGCGACGGGAACCGCGGGCACAAACGGAGCCACGGGAGAAACTGGCCCGACTGGGGCCACTGGCGCTACGGGGTCAGGGGCGACTGGTGCGACTGGCCCGACAGGGGCCACTGGCCCGACCGGATCAATGGTTTATCCCGGAGCCGGAATTGCTGTTTCTACCGGGACAGCTTGGGGAACGTCCAAGAACACGCCTACGGGGGATGTTGTTGGCACGACGGACGCCCAAACGCTGACGAACAAGCGCCTTGATCCGCGCACATCAACGACGGCATCTTCAGCGTCTGTGACGCCGGACATCAGCACGTTTGATCAATATTCATTTACGGCGCAAGCGGCTACGCTGACGATCAACGCCCCAATTGGGTCTCCGGTCCAAGGGAACAAGTTGGTGTTTCGTATAAAGGATGACGGAACAAGCCGATCTCTTTCATGGAACGCGATCTACAGGGCGGTCGGGGTCACGTTACCAACCTCGACAACAGCGAACAAAACCGTTTATGTTGGGTGCATCTACAACACAGACGCGACCAAATGGGATGCGGTAGCTGTAGCGCTGGAGGCTTAATTGGCGACGTATTTCATTGATTTCGCAGGCGGGAATGACGCAAATGACGGGACAACATTTGCGCTGCGCAAAAAAACCTATACGGGTATCACCCCGACTGCGGGCGATGAGGTGCGTTTTGCAAAGTCTCCAGATCCTCTTCCTATTGGCAACGCAACGTGGACGACTGGCGCTCGCCAAAGTGCCGTTAATATAGCTTCATCCACGAACGCGTCTCCGATAGAGATTACCACGAGCGCAAATCACGGTCTCTCCGCCGGAAATTACGTGAGTATTATTTCGCATACGGTGAATACGAATGCGAATGGCTTGTGGAAGGTTGGGGCAGTAACTTCGCCAACTGTTTTTTCAATATTGCAAATGGATGGCTCTAACACCACCGGGAATGGTGTTGGGGGCGCAACCGGCACTAGCACAAACGTAACAAATTGCTTTGTAAAACTGGCTTCTCCGCTGACACAAAATGTCGCTTTGTGTGGAGGGTTAGGTCAAAAGATAAATTGGACAGGCGCTACAAATGTTACGCCTACAATAACAACCGCAGCAAATTCGTATAAAGAAGGATACGGAGGTCTTAGCATAGCCATAGCCGCCGCGTTCACAACAGGCGTCGCGGCATATTATAACTTTCCCTCTGCGATTAATCTTTCAGGCTATCAACAGATTTGTTTTTCGATGAGGCAAACATCCGGAACAGTTGCTTCTGCGAACGATGTGACAATAACTTTATGCAGCGGCACAAACGGAACAAGTCCGCAAAATACATTTAATATTCCGGCAATGCCAGCGCTTAATACCTGGATACCTGTAGTTATCAATCTTGGAACAGACCTATTTAGCTCAATCGCATCTATATCTTTTAATGTTGTAGTTGATAGGGGCGCGCAGACCTTTAACATAGACAATATATTTGCCAGCAAGGCGTCTGGCTCTAACGATGCTCTTAATCTCTCATCTCTTATCTCAAAATCGAGCGGAACCGGCGACGAACCGTGGTATGGAATTCAGTCAATAAACTTTGATGCCGTTATGCTTTCTACCACTCTTTCTTATAGCCCTGAAAACACTAATATTGGAGGATATAGCAACGGCGTCACCGCAACAACCGCAACATATCGGAGAGAAACATTTCAAACCGCTCCTCTCGCAACAGCTATTACTGGAAATGCTTCTGGAAGCCTTGCAAACCCAATCATCTATTCTGGCGGATGGGATACGTCGACAAGTATGACGACCCAAACAGGCATTAGTTATTACGACGGAGCACTTTCTGGGTTTAATAACCTCGGTAGCGGACTTGCCAATGGAATTGTCTGCACCAATTTGTCGGGTTTGTCTTTTGATAAAATATATATATGCAGATACGATATTGGATTTCACGCTACTACATCTTCGTCTGCCATTAGCTTGGGAACTATGTTCGCGACTAATTGCCGCATTGGGGTGGCCTCTAGCAACAACGCTAATACTTTAAGCGCGACTAAATTGATACTCAATAATAACAACACTAGCATGTTTTTATTTCCTGGAATAAACTGCTCTTTTCAAGACATTCAATCAAGCAGCGGAGGTCTTTCTTTTTCGACTTCATGCAACAAAATCACTATTGATAATTTAATCTCCGCAAATGGTATAATGGTCATTCAGACCGCTTCAAATTTTTATATAAAAAACTTGACCTGCAGGGAGAGCGTAAATAATTCTATCAGAGTTAATGGTTCGGTTGTTAACACTTTAATAGGCGCTGGAACGATTGATCTTCCCATCATTCTGAACCAGTCATATACCCAGATATACCTCAGCAACGTTACCATATCCTCGGCGACTGAAGTCGCTTATGCGTCTAATATTGTTGAGTCGTATGTATACTCCAATCGACACGACAACACGGACAACAATAGCTGGATTTGGCTACCTTATGGCACAATAAATCAGCAGTCTTCTGTTATAGACAGCCCCGCGACGACATCTTGGAGAATGTCGCCTTCGATTAGTGGTAATTCTTCCTTTAATCCCGTATTCATGAAATTGGCGACGGTTGTATGCGCAGCTAATTCTCTTGTTACGGTAACAGCAAGAATGCTCCGGAGTGACACGGGCCTGACAATGCGACTTATTTGCCCCGGGGGCCAAATACTCGGCGTTGTGAACGATGTCTTCTCTGACATGACCGCTGCCGCTAATACATGGGAAACCGTGACCATCACGTTCACGCCCACAAGACCCGGCGGCGTAAATATTTACGCTCATGCGTTTGGGGGAACTACTTTTAACGGATACGTGTGCAACGTAAACGCGTCTCAAGCATAACGGGGTTAACATGACGATTTATCCAATAGTCGATCAAGCAATAGATGAGGCCGGCAAGCATCGCATTCGCCTTGACATAAATGGTAATTCAATCATGTTTAAATATGACGAGATGCCTAGCGAAGAGCAGCTTCAGAAAGATGCGGACGATTACGTAAAAATGATCACGCCTGCCGATCCTCCGACTGATTAGGTGAAAGCCAGTGCCTCTCCCGACGCGCTCTCAGGTAACGACAGGCGATTATTCAAATCAAGCGCAGCCTGCTATTTACCTTGAGGCCAAAACTCTTTCTCCTTCTTCGTCAACGCTTGATTATAGCAATCAAGCGCAGCCTGCGGTTGGCCTACCTTCCACTGCCCCGGCTCCGTCTCAAAATTCTAATTTCTTTTTATTCTTCAATGTTTTTTGATTAAACATGAAGTCTCAACAAGGTTCCATGTCTACAAGATAAGGAGAGTAAAATGCCTGCAGATACTATTAGATACGCTCATGTGACAAACGAAGGCGTCGTTGCCGAGATTGTGGTGATCCCATATGAGTTGAGAACAGTCGCGCAGAAACCCGGAACGCGTTTGGTTTTTGATGTTCCAGAAGACGCTCAGGAAGGCTGGACGTATCAAGATGGCGTCTGGTCTGCCTGACACGTAGCATACGCATTAATGAAGGGGGAATGCGACCATGCCAGTGAGTGCAGACAGCGGCAAGGAATTCACGCGCCAAATGATGGCCGGTATCAAGCACGACAGGATGCTTGATATCGGCGTTGGTTGCGGCACCTACGCCAAACTTTTTCCAAAATCTTCGTGGGTCGGAGTAGAGGCGTGGGAGCCATATGTCTCTGAATTCGGCCTATTAGATCTTTACGAAAACCTTGTCGTCGCTGACGCCAGAACCGTTGATTATAATAGTCTCGGGCGATTTGATGTAGCCATCGCTGGCGACGTCCTTGAGCATATGACATCGGAGGAAGCGGCTGATCTCGTTGCGCGGCTCAAGGATGTCGCAGATTATGTCTTCGTCAGCATTCCTCTTGGGCATTGCCCGCAAGATGCCGTCAACGGCAACGAATACGAGCGCCATATTGAGGATTGGAGCGACGAAAAGGTTCGTAAGGTTTTTGGCGAGCCTGTTGCGGCGCATATTGACTGGATTATTGGTGTCTATGTGTTCTCCAACAAGTCGGTTGCTGTTCCGAAGACGATCCATGTCATTTGGGTTGGCGACGAAAGCATCCGTCCGGACAGGTTCATAGACAGTTGGCGTCATAAAAATCCTTCATGGTCTCTAAAAATATGGGGCAACAAAGAACTCGCGGAAACGAACTGGCAGAACAAGGCGCTGATTGATAGATATTACGCAGACGGGCAGTATTGCGGCGTAGCCGATCTCATGCGCTACGAGATATTGCTGAATGAAGGTGGATTTTGTGTTGACGCAGACAGTGAATGCGTCGCTACTCTCGATGACTTCCTGTTTCACTCTGATATTGTCTGCGCCTACGAGAGCGAGCAAGCGAGAGGCGGGACGGTTGCCGTAGGCAACATGGGCGCAAAAGCTGGCCTTCCATTCTTTCAAAGAATTATTGATAGCATCAAAGCGGACGAAAGTGCGCATGAGCGCCTCCCGTGGCTATCCACGGGCCCAACGGTCCTGACGCGCGAGATTGATGCCGACAGGCCAAATAGCATCAGCATCTTTCCGTCTTACACTTTTATTCCAAATCACTTTGCCGCCCCGGAATACGCCGGAGGAGGGAAAATCTACGCGAAACAATTCTGGGGCTCTACGAACAATAATTATGGCCGCATCGGCATGTATCGAAGCAAGCTAAAGATTTGCGTCTATTCAATCGCAAAAAATGAAGAGAAGTTCGTCGGTAGATGGGCGGGATCAGCCAATGGCGCAGATCTGATCTTTTTGGCGGATACCGGTAGCACTGACGGGACAGTCAATGAATGCGCAAAGCACGGCGTCGATGTGCGCCGCATCACGATTGATCCGTGGCGGTTTGACTATGCTCGCAATGCAGCGCTTGCGATGATCCCGGAAGACATAGACGTATGCATCAGTCTCGACCTCGACGAAGTTCTTTCCGATGGCTGGCGAGAAGAGATTGAGCGATCTTGGGCACATGACACGACCAGAATTCAGCACGCGTTCTCTTTCTCGCCCGGTCTTTATTACTACAATACGCGCATCCACGCCCGGCGGGGGTATTATTGGCGGCATATGTGTCACGAGATTGTTTGCCCCGCTCCCGGCGTTGTCGAGAGAATGGTCTTCAACGACAAAATTCTGATCTCTCACAAGCCCGACCAGACAAAGAGCCGCTCAGGCTATCTTGATCTTCTCGCCACTGCGGCAAGGGACGATCGGGCGTGCCCGAGAATGGCTTACTACTACGCCAGAGAGCTGAGCTATCGAGGGCTCTGGGCCGAATGCATTGCGGAGTTTGAGCGCTATTTGTCCATGCCAACAGCTGTCTGGAACAGTGAGAGATCCTTCGCCATGAGAACCATCGCTCAAGGCTATGAAAATCTTGGCCAGCGGGATCGGGCAGAGGTTTTTTGGCTCAAGGCGGCGTCTGAGACGCCAGGTCAACGAGAGCCGTGGGTTGGTCTGGCGCAGCTTTATTACAATCAAGGGCGCTGGGATGAGTGCTTGAGCGCGGCGACGCGCGCATTGGCTATAAAAACACGAGAACTTGTATATACTGGAGACCCAGCGGCTTGGGGCGCTCAGCCTCATGATTTGGCGGCAATCGCGGCCTGGAACCTGGGTCTGATGAGCATTGCCGTTACTCAGGGCGAACTTGCGCTGCAATTCTGCCCTGACGATCCAAGGTTAAAAGAGAACCTCTTATGGTTCCGAGGCGAGAAAAGGGCTGAGTGATGGACCACCAAACAATGTTTAACATCGGCATTGGCCTGATCAGCACTATGATGGGATGGTGGCTGAACAATGTTTGGTCCGCCCTCAAGGAGCTTCAATCTGTCGACAGAGAACTTGCTGAAAAGGTCGCCTCAATCGAAGTTTTGGTGGCGGGTAAATACGTCACCAGAGACGAATTCAATATGACATTAAATCAAGTATTTAGTAAATTAGATCGCATAATTGACGCTTTGAACCAGAAGGTTGACCGACAATGACAAAACTCAATGCAACCTCAATTACACGCTTGCGCGGCGTAGACGCCAATCTGGTCGCGCTGGCGAAGAAGGCTCGCGAGATCAGTCCGATCCCGTTTGAGATCACCGAGGGCCTGCGCACGGCTGAGCGTCAGCGCTACCTCGTGAAGACCGGCAAGTCACGCACGATGAAGTCGTATCACCTGCGCGGAAAGGCAATTGATTTCGTCGCCATGCCGGCCGGAAAAGTATCGTGGAGTTTGCCGGACTACAAAACCATCGTCGAGAAGGCTTTCAAGCCGGCCGCCAAGGCGCTGGGATTGTCGGACAAGATCACATATGGCATCTACTGGAAGTCGATTGTCGACGGACCTCATGTTCAAATCGAGACGTAAGGAGAAAAACTATGCCTGCAATTTTCAAAAACTGGATGACCACAATCCCGGGGATTTTGATGTTTCTGAGCGTCGCGTGGCGCGTATATCAGAACAAGACGATCACGCAAGAAGACATCACCGAGGTTCTCGCGGCCTTTGGCTTCATTGGCGCCAAGGACTTCAACGTGACTGGCGGGGACCGTCAGGCGTGATTTCTTACGCCCTGAGCATCATCAGCAGCCTTTTCTGGGCTGCTGGTAAGCTTTTTGAGTGGCTCTACGCGCGCCAGCTTGTCGACGCCGGTAAGACGCAGGCGGAGCTTGAGGCGCTGAGAAAGCAGGTTCAGGATGCGCAAGTTGCTGTCGCCGCTCGCGAGGCTGTTCGGGCTGATGTCGCTCTCAACCCTGATGGGGTGCCAGACGACGACCCGTTCCTTCGAGACTGACACGGGCTTCTGCCAGATTTCGCGGGCCATTTACTACAGCCGGCGCGACACGGCTCCGACCATCGCTCAAATCCGCGAGCACAACGCGGTTGGCGTCGCGCTCAAATGTGGGTGGCTTCCGGCAAAAAAGGCCAAGCGATGAGCGAGGTCATAAATCTAAATGAAGGAGCCGAGATCGTGATGCTTCGGCGTGAGCTTCGAGAGTGGCGCCGGCGGAACGACCTGGCTTATCAGGAAGGCTGGGACTGGCGAGCACGCGAGATCATTGCCCTCGAAATCAGGCGACTGAGGATGGCTATCCGGGAAAGAACCGGATCGCCGGCGTAGGACGCTCGGCCGATATGTGATAGGATCGCCCGGAATTTGGGGTTTCGGACATGACAACAGGTCTCAGCTACGCCGGCACGGTGGCCAACACCAGAAGCTACAAGACGCAAATCGCGACTATGGCGGTGGTCGACGAGACTGACGTCAATTTTCTTGAGATCCTGCCAATGGCGATCAGCTATGCGGAAAACCGCATCTATCGCGAGGTGGATTTCCTTTTCACCTCGATCGCCACGACGGCCTATTCATGCACAATCGGATCGCGCATCATTGCAGTTCCAAGCGGAACGTTCGTCGTCCCAGAGCAAATCAACATTATAACGCCATCGAGCGTCAGCGACCCGGACCTTGGGACGCGCAATCCATTGACAGCAACCACAAAGGAATTTCTTGATGCTGTATATGGTGTAGCGACCAGCAGGGGGCAGCCTCTTTATTTCGCACCATTCGACGACTACACCTTTCTTCTCGGTCCATATCCGGACCAGACATATACCGTCGAGATTGTCGGAACCTATCGCCCGCAAAGCCTCGGCGACGGAACCAACGGCACACAGACTACCACCTTCATCAGCCTTTATCTGCCAGAGCTGTTCATCATGGCGAGCATGATCTACGTCGCCGCCTATCAGAGAAACTTCAGCAGTGCGCAAGGAAATGATCCGGCAATGCCCGTGACGTATGAGACACAGTATCAGGCTCTATTGAAGAGCGCGCTCAACGAAGAGAACCGCAAGAAATTTGAGGCTGCGGCTTGGAGTTCGCAGAGCGTTTCCACCTCAGCAACACCGACGCGGTAATAATTTATGGCCCACGCGACACTAAAGCTTCTTCCCGGCGTTGATCAGAACCGCACGCTTACGCTGAATGAAGCCGCTATTTCATATTCAAATCTCGTGCGTTTTGTTTTTGACAAGCAGGGTATTGGTCTTGTTCAAAAGCTTGGGGGCTGGCTCCGATATCCGACGAATTCTTCTGCGTCAAATGTCGGAACTGTTTGCCGGGCTCTTTGGGCATGGGAAGACACAAACGCCAACACATATCTTGGCGTTGGATGCCAAGGCACCAGCGTCAATGGAAATGGCCTCTCAATTATTTTTGGTGGAACGCGCCAAATTATTACGCCGCGCACGGACATACAGAATTTTCAGCTTCCTCCGCTTTTCCCGGCATCTGTTGACGGAGTTCAAACCACAAGCGGCAGCGCGATCGTTCAAATAAACGCAACCGGCTCAAATGTAGATGATTACGACAGCGTCTATATCCAGACACCAATTGCTGTCGGCGGCCTCGTTCTTTTTGGGACATATTCGTGTTCGTATTTAAGTCCCGATGCGTTTCGAATTGTTTCTACAGACGCCTTGGGAGACCCCAAGGCGGCAACATCAACCGTCGGCGCTCCCGGCGGCGGCGCGGTCCCGACTTTCGATGCGACAATCGGCGATGCCCTGATCACCGTTACATTGACGGCGCATGGGTATTTGGCTGGCGATACGTTCTCCGTTATTGTTCCTGTATTTTCCGGATCAATCAGGATTTATGGCAATTACACCGTCGTGCAGGTCTTGTCGGCGAATACATTTACAATTAGAGCCGATAACTCTGCGACATCAATCGTTCCGACCAGCGCCGTCACGACCGGGGCATCGGCAACGATCACATTCCCCGGCACCTATGTTTTCTCTGCTGGCGACACAATAACGGTTGCCGGCGCGACGCCGGCCGGGCTGAATACTGCGGGCGCGACCGTCACCGCGGCGACGGCGAACACCGTCACCTACGCCAACGCGACTGCGGCGGGAAGCTACGCCAGCATTGGTGGCACAATCTTCAACACGCTGACGCTCATGAACCTCGGGCGCGCGCGCTATCTTTTCTATCGCACGCCCGGCCCAATCCCGACAGGCACGGGTTACGGTGTCGCCGGATACGGCGCCGGCGGATACGGCACGGGCGTCACCGCTTCCGGGTCTTCTGAAGGATCGCCGATCGACGTGACAGATTGGACGCTTGATAATTGGGGCGACACGCTGGTCGCATGCCCGGTGGGCGGCGGCATTTATACGTGGCAGCCCGCAACTGGCTCGACCGTCGCGTCAATCATCCCGCAGGCTCCGCCCGTGAATGACGGCATGTTTGTCGCCATGCCGCAGCGGCAGATCATTTCGTGGGGAACAACCTTCACTGGCATTCAGGATCCGCTGCTTCTGCGCTGGTGCGACGTCAACGCCTACAACTCGTGGATTGCGCTGCCAACCAATCAGGCGGGCTCCTATCGCATCCCGCGCGGGTCGAGCATTATCGCATGCATTCAGGGTCCCCAGCAGGGCCTCGTGTGGACAGACCTCGCCGTGTGGGCGATGCAATATGTTGGCCCTCCCTACGTCTACCAGTTCAATGAAATCGGAACCGGATGCGGGCTGATCGCGCGCAAGGCAGCGACGTCAATGAATGGCGTTGTCTACTGGATGGGGCAAAGCCAATTCTTCCGCCTTGGGCCATCTGGAGTTGAGCCGATAAAGTGTCCGATCTGGGATGTTATCTTTCAGGATCTGGATCGGAACAATGTCACAAAAATTCGCGCTGCAGCCAATTCGCGCTTCAGTGAAATTGCGTGGCACTATCCAACAACGACCAACGGCGGCGAAGTCAGCGCATACGTTAAATACAATATTGCGCTCGACCAATGGGATTTCGGATATGACGTCAGCGGCGTCAGCGCCGCCCGCACGGCGTGGATTAATGAAAGCGTTCTGGGTCCGCCTATTGGGGCTGGCGTTCTTAATTCGCAGAACCTGATCTATCAGCACGAAACAAGCCCTGATGCTGATGGCGTCGTTATGCCGTCCGAGTTCCAGACCGGATATTTCTCGATGGCGGACGGAGAGTTCAAGGTTTTCGTGGATCAGGTGTGGCCCGATATGAAATGGGGCTACTACGGAGGTCAGCAAATTGCGCACGTTCAGCTGACATTTTTTGTCGCTGATTATCCAGAGGGTCCGGTTCGCACATACGGGCCATACTCAATGACCAATCAAACGCAATTTCTTACGCCTCGCTTTCGTGGGCGTTTGATGTCAATCAAATTAAAAAGCGACAACGTAGAATTAAACACGTTTTGGCGTATTGGCGGAATGCGCTATCGGTTTGAGCAGGACGGAAAGTTCTAATGGCAACCCTTGATGATGTCGTGACGGTCCAGAAAAACGGGGTCATCGGCCTCAATAATCTTTCGACGACTGTCACATACCTTAATGGCGAGCAGACGAGCGCGACAGTCACTGCTTCGACGCTTGTCTTCGCAGGCGCCGGTCGTCTGGTGAATGTTTCTGTCGTAGTCGCCGGCAGCGCGTCCGGGTTTATCCATAACGCCGCGACGACGGCGCTCGCGGCTGCATCGAATGCGTTGTTTGCGACGCCGACGACGCCGGGTGTGTTTCAGGTTGGCCAACACTTTACCAACGGACTTGTGATTTCCCCGGGAACGGGGCAGTCGATCAATGTCACTTACTCAACGGATTAAATCATGCCGCTGCACAAAGGAAAATCGCAAGATGTCATTTCGGAGAATATCTCTGAAATGGTGCGCGCAGGCCATCCCCAGAAGCAGGCGGTCGCGGCGGCATTAAATGAGGCGCGTCAGTCGAAGGCGCGCGGTGGCGCGTCTGCAAAAATCCACGTTGGCCCGATCCACAGTCCTGTCGCCGGACGAACTGACCACTTGCCGATCAATGTCCCGTCGGGTTCATACGTCATACCGGCCGATATTATTTCCGCGATGGGCGAGGGAAACACGATGGCTGGCTTTCGGGTCGGCAACAAGATTTTCGGAAAGCAGGCTCTGGGCGACGAGCCGGGCGTAGAGATTGTCGCCGCAGGCGGCGAATATGTTATCTCGCCTGCAAACGTCGCCCGCATTGGCGGCGGCGACATTGATCGCGGACACAAGACGCTTGATGAATTCGTGGTCGATTATCGGGCCAGAACGGTGAAGACGCTGAAGTCTTTGCCTGGGCCAAAGAAGGACTAGCGCGCAAGAAGGGGGCCGCTATGAATGACGTGAAGGTTCGCATTGGGGTGCCAGAAGATATGGACGCCGTCATGGAAATGGCGCTTCGGGTATGTGAGGAAAACGGCATATCGGAGCCGAACATCCAAAAGATCGCCGCCGACATCTGGCCGTCGCTTCATGCCCACCACGGGCTTGTAGGCGTCGTTGGCGAGCCGGGCGGCCAGCTTGAGGGCTTCGTTTTGCTCAGACTTGGCACGATGTGGTATAGTGACAGTCCAATCATTGAGGAAAAAACCGTCTTCGTGCTTCCGGAGTTCAGGAATGCACCAGGCGGCAGGGCAACAAAATTGTGCGAGTTCAGCAAGCAGGTTGCCGACGAACTGAAGTTCCCTCTGATTATCGGGATCATTTCCAATAATCGGACGAAGAGCAAGGTTCGGATGTATGAGCGGCTCTTTGGCGAGCCGGCCGGTGCGTTCTTCCTTTATGGAGCGCATACCGGCGAATGGAAGGCGGCGGCGGAGTGATCCGCGCGCACACAAGGAGAGCGCAGCATGTGCGGTAAGGGCAGTCAATCTTCCTACGGCTCTCTGCCGCCACAGTCGATGCAGACCACCGTCGCCTCGCCGCAGGCGTCGGCGATGTATGGCCAGGCATTTGGGGCGGCGCAGGCGGCAGCGGCCCGACCCTTTACGCCTTACAGTTCCGACCCGAACGCCTTTGTCGCGCCGATCAATCAGCAGCAGCAGATGGCGATAAGCAACATCAACAAGGTCGCGCAAACTGGTCAGCCCTATTTTCAGGCTGGAGCCGGACTGACTGGCGCGGCCGGCACGACCTTCGTGCCGCAGATCGTCGGCAACTACATGAACCCCTACACGCAGGCGGTCGCCGCGCCGACGCTTGATCTTCTTCGCCAGCAGCAGGGGCGCGAGCTGGCGCAGCAGCAGGCGCAGGCGATCAAGGGCGGAGCTTTTGGCGGCGATCGTGCCGGCATTGAGCGCGCCGTCCTGCAGGGCCAGCAAGGCCTCGCCTACGGCAAGACCGCGGGCGACATTTTCTCCGCAGGCTACGCCCCCGCCATGGGCGCGGCGCAGGCGGATTTGCAGCGCCAGCTGCAGGCGGGCGGTCAGTTCGGTCAGCTCGGTCAAGGCGCGGCTCAGACGGCGCTCGCCGGCACGCAGGCGCAGCTCGGGGCCGGCACGCTGCAGCAGCAGACGCAACAGGCCGGGCTTCAGGCGCTCTACAACCAGTTCCTGCAGCAGCAGGCGTATCCCTTCCAGACGGCGCAGTTCCTGGCGAATGTCGCCGGCGGACTGGGCCCGCTCTATGGCGGCCAGACGTTCAATGCGCAGGCGCAGCCGTTCTTCTCTGACCCGCGGCTGAAGGACGGCGTCCGCGAGCGCGCCGCCGCCGGCGGCCTTGGCTACGACGGCCCGGAGCCGATCGGTCAGACCTATGATGGGCAGGACATTTGGCGCTACAGCAAGTTCGGTCAGCCCGAGATCGGGCTCATGGCGCCGCAGGTTCAGGAGCGCATGCCGGAAGCGGTGGGCGAGTATGGCGGCTATCAGACCGTCGACCTTCCCGCGGCGACGGATCAGGCTGCGGCGCTTGGGCGCGCGCGCATGGGCGGCGCGGTGAATGCGCCGGGCGATTACGCGCGCGGTGGATACGCCGCCGGCGGCGCGGGGCTGGTGTCGGGCGACATTGCCTCCATTCTGGCGGCGCACGAAGCGATGTATGGAGGCCTCGGCGGCGGCGCAGGCGGCTACGGCCCGAGCGGGCCGGCGATAGGCGGAGGCGCGGGGCTGACAATCCCGAAAGAGGGTATTCAGGCGGCGCAGAGCATTCACCGCCCGGGCGGCGCGCCGGCGCCGATGAAGTCGCGCGCGGCAGAGATGATGGAGGGCATTGGCGGCGCGGCCGACCTGGGTAAGAGCGCCAGTGGTCTCTACGATCTCTACCAGCGCGTCAAGGAAGGCAAGGCCGAAGGCGGATCAATCGACGACAAGGATGTCGTCCCGGCGCAGCTTGCCATCCCAACAGGCGAGATCCAGACGGCCAAGCCTTTGCACGAACCTACCGCCGGCGGCGCCGCCGGCGGCCAGTCGGGCGGCGGCCTGAGTGGCGCGCTCAGCAAGGCGGCGTCGATCGGCTCCAGCGCGGCGACGCTCGGTTCGCTCGCCATGCAGGCCGCGCCCTACGTCAAGACCGGGCTGGCGGCGCTCGCTGCCTTTTCCGACCCGCGCCTGAAGAGTGGCATTCGCGTCGGCATGGCCGACGGCGGCGAGGCGGACGAAGTTGAGCGCTACCTTCCCGCGCTGGCGCGCGGCGAGACCGGCGGCCGGAAGGACCCCTACTCGACGCTGGGTCCAATGACAAAATACGGCCGACCGATCGGAAAATATCAGGTGCTGCCGACCAATGTCCCGGAGTGGTCCGAGGAGGCTGGCTTGGGTCGACTGACGCCGGAACAATTTACCGGAAATCGCGACGCGCAGGAGGCGGTCGCTCGCGCCAAGTTCGGCGAATATCTGAAGAAGACCGGCAACCCGGAAGAAGCTGCCGCCATGTGGTTTGGCGGTCCCGGCTACAAGAAGCACATGGGCGCGAAGGATGTGCTCGGAACGTCGATCCCGGAGTATCAGCGCCGGTTCCGCGCCAATGCGGGGATGGAGGGCGCGGCGCCGCTGGCTTACGCCGAGGGCGAGCGCGCGCCGGCGGGTGGCGGCCTCGACGCGATCGCGAAGAGCGCGCGCGCCGGCGATCGCGACTTCATGGCGAGCGCCATGCCCGACGAGGGCGAGACGATCAATCTGCCGCGCGCGGCCGGCGCCCAGCCCGCGCCGAGCGGCATTTCGGGCTTCTTCCGCGGCACCGCGCCGGAAGGCGTCGGCGAGAAGGCGCTTGACTTCCTGACCAGCGAAAAATTCCTCGTGCCGGCCTTGAGCGGGCTTGGCGCGATGGCGTCGTCGCCGAGCCGCTATCTTGGCTCCGCCATCCTGCAGGGACTTGGCGCGGGCGCGGGCGCTTACATGGATGTCGCCGGCAAGGAGGCCGAAATCGCCAAGCGGCAGGCCGAGACGGCGCGCGAGCAGCAGATGACAAAAACCGAGGCGCAGGAGACGAAGAAGCGCGCGACCGAAGTCGCCGAGAAGCTTCAGGATGTCTACGGCAAGTCGATCTTCCAGAAGGGCGACATGTGGTTCGTTCGATTGGCGAACGGCCAGACGGTTTCGCTCTATGACTGGATGAAGAGCCCGCAGCAGGTATGGGGCGGCGAGACGACGTCTGGCGGCGCGGCTCCGGCCGGCGCGGGCAAGCCGATCGGCGTGACGCCGACAGAGACGGTCACGCCGGCGCCGGGCATCAATTACGGGCCCGCTTCGACGCAGTCGGCCAAAGAAGAACAGCGCGCGCTCTACACGCCAGGTGTGGCGAACGTGAAGAAGCAGTCTGCGGAATACATTGATCAGGTGAACCAAGGCGCGGCGGCGGCGACCGCGCAGCGCATCTATCACAACGACATCGCCAAGATCATCGCAGACGCGTCGTCGGCGACGGGCGGGGGCGTCATGGGCGCCGGCGCAAACTGGCGCTCCAAGATCGTGAACGTCCTGAACACGGCGGCGCGATCGGCGGGCGTCATTGGTCCCGACCAGCAAATCTTTGGCGACAGCGACAATCAGCAAAAAATGCTCGAAAAGTTGGCTGGACTGCAGGCGCAGGCGGGCGTCACCGGCGCGGGGCAGAAGGCTTTCGCCAGCCTGCAGACGCTGATCGGCACCCTGCCCAATCTTGATCAGCCTCCGCGCGCGGCGGCGTTCAATGCCGCGTCCAATATGGTGAACAACCAGCGCCGGATTGATCAGCAAGCGCACGCGCAGGCATATGGCCAGAATAGCGGAGAGCTGTATTATCGCGCCGGATCGGCGTTCGAGCGAGACAATGGACCGGCAAAATACACCGCCGAGCAGAATGCGTTGTCGAAAGTGATGCTGGACCCGGGCGACATCCGGAAAAAGCGGCCGAGCGGCGCGAAGGTCATGGAGGCGATGATTTCCGGCGCCGTGACGCCGGCGCAGATCGAAGAGTATTTCACGAAGAACTATAAGCTGAAGGGCATGAGCCGATATTTCACGGGAGCGCAGTAATGGCGGACGTCAACCCTCTTTTCGACGCCGACGAGCTGGAGCGCGCGATCGGCGCGCAAGGCGCTCCCGAAGCTGCGGGCGCGCCGGCTGCGGCCGGGCCTGCTGCGGTGCCAGTCAATCCGTTGATGGTGTCAGAGGAGCCCGAGAAGGCGAAGACGCTGCCTGCCGAGGCCTATCGAGAAATGCCAGCCGCCGAGGTCGGCAGACGCGCGCTGGAGGCGCTACCCGGCAGCGCGCTCGCCCTCGTCAAGGGAACTGTCGAGCCATTTTATCCGGAGAACATCTCCGAGACAGCCACGGGCGTTGGCCAGATCGCCGCAGGCGCCGTGTCGAAGGGCGCCGGGGCCTTGGGGTTTGAGCAGGACCCGCAAGAGAAGGCGCGCACAGAAGCCGCGCTCGACGCGCTGGTGAAGCATTACGGCGAAAAATACGGCAGCGTCGAGGGCGCGAAGAAGGCATTGGCCGAGGACCCGGCGAGCGTGTTGGCTGATCTATCATCCGTCATGACGCTGGGCGGCGGATCGGCGGCACGCCTTCCGGGAATGATTGGCGCGGCCGGGCGCGCGGCGCGCACGGCTGGGGAGACGATCGGACCGATCAGCGGCCCCGCCAAGGCGGCAGGCGCGGCGGCGAAAACGATATCGCCCGCCGTCAACGCGGCGCTGGCCGGTCTTTCCGGGACGTCCTTCTCGTCTCTGCAGGAAGCGGCGAAGTCGGGAGTGACGGGCGACAAGACATTCTGGCGATCGATGTCGGGCGAGATCACGCCGGCGCAGATTGTGGATGACGTCCGCAGCGCGCTTTCGGAGATCGCGCAGGATCGCAGCACGCAATATCTGCAGGGCATGTCGACGCTGAAGGCGCAGCAGCCGCTATCTTTCTCGACCGTGGACAACGCCATCAACCGGGCAAAAAACACGGCCCAGTTTGGCACAATCAACATCAACCAGAAGGCGGCTGAGGCGATCGCGGAGATCGAGCAGAAGGTTGCGGAGTGGAAGGCGGCGGCGCAAGTCGACCCGATGTATCAAGGCATCGCCGGCTTCGATGCGCTGAAGCGCGCGATCCACGATATTGGCTCGACCAATTACCGCGGAACGCCCGGCGACAAGGCGGTCGAGATTGTGCGCAATGCGGTGAAAGATGAAATCAAGCGCGTCGACCCGAAATACGCCGACGTTATGGAAAAATATCAGGATGCGACGGATCAGCTGAATGAATTGAGAAAGGAGCTGACGACAAACAAAGGAACGGTCGGACAGAACCTTCGCAAGCTGCTCAAGGCGCAGAACGACAAATACAAAAACAACTTGCTGGAAGACCTGGCGAAAAAAGACCCGGATATTTTTGCGAAGATCGCCGGGCAGGAGGTCGCGCACGCGCACGGTCGCGCGGCCGGAGCGCTCGGCGTCGGCGGCCTGATCAGCATGCTGATGCAGGACCCGAAGGCTTTCGCGGCCGCGCTTCCGATCGCCGGGTTGAGCATGCCAAAGGTCGCCGCCCGCACTGCATACGGGACGCAGATGGCGACGTCTCCTGTCATCGAGGTGGGCGAAGCCCTTGGCCGTCGCTACGCTCCGAGCGTGGCAGGCGCGCAGCTTGTTGGCTCCGAGGAGCGCGCGCGCAAAGGCCGAGCCACAGGCGGCAAGGTGCAGGCGCTGACGGCGGCGAGACTGATCCAAATGGCAGACGCCGCGAAGAAGAACATCGGCAGGCAGACTGAAGAGATCCTGAAGGCTCCGGACGAGCATGTCGTCCGCGCTCTGGATATCGCGCAGAAACACATCTGAGGCAGAAAATATGGCGACGCAAAATAAAAACCTAAATCAGCCTGCCTATAATTCGCTCGCTTGGGATACTCCGCTCAACAGCAATTTCGGTTCAATTGATCAGGCTCTTGGCGGCGTTTACACGGTTTCGTCGAGTGGAGGCACTGTTGCCCTGACGAAAGATAATGCGATCAGCTCGCGCGTCAGCATCACGGGAAGCCTCACGTCGAATTTGATCGTGACTATTCCAGTCAATACCGGCGGAACGTGGATCGTAACCAATTCGACGACGGATGGCGTCGGCGGACCGTGGACCGTGACATTCAAGGTCGCGGGCGGCGCCGTCAACAATGTCGTGCCTCGAAATTACACCGATGTTTATTTCAGCACCGGCACGTCAGTTGTGAGCGGAGAAATATATTCGGCCACGGCGCTTCGCTTGTCTATCCTGGGCGGAACGATTGTCGGAAATCTGATCGTCGATCAAAGCACATTGACAGTGAATAACGTCGGCACCGCAAACGCGCTACAAGTCTCAGGTGGAAATGTCACAATTGGCGGCAATGGCACGACGACCGGAAATTTGACGGCGCAGGGAAACGTTTCCGCATTCTCTGACGCGCGACTGAAAGAAGATATTCGAGAGATCACGGATGCGGTTGAGAAGCTGAAAAGCATTCGAGGCGTGACCTATCGAATGCGTGACGCACGCGAGCGGCGCGCCGGAGTTATTGCGCAAGAGGTCCAGACTGTTCTTCCCGAAGTCGTATTTGAGCACGATGACGGATATTTGCATGTCGCCTACGGCAATATGGTTTCTATCCTCATCAACGCCGTCAAGGAACTGGCGCAGCGTATTGAGGCATTGGAGAAACGCTGATGACGATGGTCGCTTCTGGTCAGATTGATCTTGGCGGAACGGCGACGTCCGGCGGACTTAGCCGCTCAATCAATTTTGAATTTGGGTATGGAGCCAATCTCGGCGCCTATCGCGGCCTTCTTTACACGAACGCGAGCGGGTCTTCTGTTTTTCAGTTTCCGAATACGCTTAACAGCATCGGAATGAACGCTTTTTACAACTCGCGAAAAATTCCTTCAGGCTCGGCCACTTATTCATCAAGCGGGAATTTTTCTGTTCCAGCATACAATACTCTCACGGTAATTGTGCGGGCGGCTGGAGGGCAAGGCGGAGGGTCTAGAGGAAACAATACGTGCGTTGGTTTATATACAAGCGGTAGTCAAGGCGCGAGTGGCGGCAATTCTTCTTTTGGCCCATATGTTTTTGCGCCCGGCGGCGGCGGCGGCGGCGGCGCCATAGCTCAGAGCACAAGTGGATTTGCGGGAAATACTCAATCCGGATACGGGTATGGAGGGAATTTTTCTAATTTTGGCGGCAGTGCGCCAGACATTGCGGGAGTGGGTGGCGGCGGAGGAGTTTCTGTCTCCGCTCTTGTTAATCCGATTGCCGGAGGGAACGGCCCTCAAACTAATTCAACCGTGTCCGTAACAGTAGGGACGGCGATATTTTCCGAAAATGGAGGAAACAATTTTGCCAATTTGCCATATTTTGGCTGTCAATACGTTAGCAGAGCTTCGGATGGAGGTGTCGGAGGAAATGGGAGTGTAGAGATTTCATGGTCATAAAAATCATGCATAAAATCAAAATTATTATTTCTATATTAATATTGATCGCCAGCTTCATTAAGGGATTTTTGCGTGCTGCATCCAGATGAATTCGAAAAAATAATTAAACTGATCCGGTTCTTCGTCATGCTGGCAATTGTAATCTACGCCGCGAAGATCGGCAGACTATGCGCCCTGCTTATTCTTTCACACGCGGATTGACTGGCGGAGCCCCTGTGTAGCATATTTTGTAATGCTCTTCGCAATAAGGGCCCTTGTGCGTCTTCTTTCCGCAATAGATCGTTTGAAAGCCGGAAACATCTCCGGTGATGAAGCGGCAAGAATACAGCGTCAAGCGTCCCATAGTTACGCTTTGCGGAGGCTGCAATTCTTGCCGCTTCATTTATTTTCATCTCTGACTTCTGCACTCCTCCAAAAGCTCCGTCTTTTTAACGCACTCGGTTTTACCGGTGGAGCCTTTGGAGTAATAGCCATTTGTGTCGATTGAGCATGACGCCAGAATGATTGTGATCACGGCCATTGTCGTCGTCAGGCAAAAGTATCTTTCGACAATCACCGCAATCCTTGAACGCTTACGCATTACGCCTCCTCTGGTGCATTAACTCCGGCGAGAACATCTTTCTTTAATTCGAAGACAATCTCTTTGATGACCTTCATCTCGAATTCGCCAACAGCACCGAGGCGATCTCGTATGAAGTTTGGCCGGCCCCACTGCTCAAGCAAGAGAACGACGCGCCTACGCTCCTCTTGCGCCTCTTTGGTCATATTGAAGTTCGTCTGCACGTTCTGCGGCCCTCCTCAAGGCATCAAGAGCGGTATATTTAGACTGCTCGCCAATTCTTGTGGCAATATCTTCTACTGGTGAACCGACGCGAGGCTCTGGGACGGTATTTGATGGGCGATCATCCGTTCCAATTCCGCGTTGCTCGTAGGCAAGCAAAAACAAAATGCAGCATCCGGCATGAGCGAGATGCGTTATTCCGGTATCAGGGTCTACCGTCTCTCCTCTCCACCACGCCCACATGTGACGCATAAGAGCAGAAAACGGGCGGCTCCAATGCATACCAAGTTCCCAGTTCCGGCCGCCGTATTTCGCCGCTCCGTGCTGGAGAACCCAAAGGATCGGGTCCAACGCGTCCGGCGGCAAAAGGTGCCAAGGCAATTTACCCTGATCGTCTTTGCGCCCTTCGTGGAAATTTCCGCTTACACCCATATCAAACTCCTACTTGTTATTTGGGATGACTTTAATTTTGCCCACATATCTATGGTTAATCGCTGTCATCCCCCTGCTATTATCGCCTCCCGTGTGAGGGTCGCGATAAAATTCTTCTACGATTACGAAGTCTTCTTTCATTAGCACTTCGACAAAATGCGCAAGATCTTTTGCTGGATATTCCACGTTCATTTGATGAACGAGATTTCCAGAATAAGACGGCATGTTCATCGTAACCAAAAACCGCATAATTCCCTCGTAACTCGTAGCGACGATCCTGATCGCTATTCATAAAAGAGGGGGCGCGAGCCCCCTCCCATACGCAAAACGCGAACGCATCAGCCGAAGTCGTCATCCGCAGCCGGAGCCGGAGCAGCGGCGGGCGGAGGAACGCGCGTCGAGCCAGTGGCCGGCGGGGACGCCGCCGCGCTGGAAGACGCCGGCTGATTGGTGGACGCCGACGAACTACGCGGCTCGTGAACAAGGTCCTCCGGGCGGGCAACCCAATTGGTGATCTTGAACACGGGCGCGTAGTTCGTCGACTTACGGGCCCCCTCACCCGTGGTGATCGGCACGGTGTCGTCGAGAACAACGACCGGGAGCTTGCCCGGGTTGCTCTTCACGCCGGCCAGGTATTCGTCGTGAAGACCGTCGATACCGCGCACCAGCGCCTTGGCGTTGCCGGCGAATTCGCGGACGTCGCCGCCGCAGTCCTTGTGCAGCTTCAGGACAAGCCGCACGCCGAGGCGGTGCTTGTCGCTCGGCTTCGCCGGCGTCTCGCCCTTGCCCCACACGGACATGGCGAAATCAGGGGCGCCGCCGGTATCGAAGTTCATCCAGCCGGTCTCAAGGTTTTCGAGATCGATCACGGCCTTGAAGGCGCGCGTAATGTCGACGTCCGTGTTCTCGCCATTGGCCCGATCGCGGCGGAACATGCGTCCCGCGCGGCAATCGAATTTGACGATCGGCAGGAAGTCGCCGCCGGTGCTTTCGTAATTGATGCCTAATGCCATTTTACAGTTTCCCTTTTACCCACGGCGATATAGCCCGCCGCATGCTCTTGCCCACGCGGGCGAAGCTCTCTGATCAGGCGGCGACAAAAAATCCGTCGTCGTCAGCCGGCGTCGGCTTCTCGAATGTCGGGATCAACGCCCGCTTGGCCTCTTCGCGCTCCTTGTGCGCCTCGACGCGCGCGCGCGCTTTTTCGACCTTCGCGTGCACCTTCTCCCATGCCTTGTAGGCGCGAGCCTCTTCGGCGGTCGCTTCGTTCAGCGCGATCTCGGCGGCCTGCAGGCGTGTCAGGCGCTTCACCGGCTTTGCTACGGCGCGCGCGCGGCTCTTCGCCTTCGCCGGCGGGCGGCCACGGCGGGCGGCGGTCTTCGGAGGGCGGCCAGGCTTGCGCTTGGCGACGACGCGCGTCTTGGTCTTCTTTGCTACTGCCATTGGATTTCCCTTTCTATATTCCCCAAATTTCAAAAACATGATGCCGCGTCACCGGATCGGAAAAGTAAAAACTGTCGACGTCGGGGACAGTCATCATCGCAAGCTCTTTGGGGTCAGAGCTTTTTGAAAGAAAAGTCTGAATTCCCAGCGCTATCTTTGCGAGGGATTGGACATGCTGCTCAGCGTTTTCCAGCCGATAGGTGGCGCACTTTTTCGGGGTGATATATGTAAGTCGCGGCTCCAGAGTATTACTCTTTGCCGCAATGTATAGGGCCACCTGACGAGCGTGGTTCGTCGATATTTTTGAGGGTAGTGCATGCGTCGTCTTTATATCAGTGAGAATTTTGTGGTTCGACCACTCAAGATCGTAATAACCAATTAGAGGAACGGCAAGCCCTTCGACAAAATATTCGATTTTGCCCTGCACGCCCGTCGGCGGGCCATAGGGGCGCAATTCTTCCAGCCCGATCCGGACCATGTCCTGAACCGCCGGGCGCTCTTTATCCATGCGGTGATCAAGGCACATAGCCGTCAATTTTTCGAATTCATGCCTGGCGACAGACGCGCATTCGTCGGCCGAGGCTCCCTTCACCAGTCCGTGAACAATTCCAGCCTCGACGGCGGTCCCTCGATGCGCGGCGGCCCCAACCTGATTTTTGAGCCCCATGCATTTTGTCATGACAAATGCTGACGGGCTGCCGACGAACATGTTGCAGGAAGAGGGAGAAAGATGCGTGATGCCGAATTTTTCGAAGGGGTTCATGTTACCTCGATTTCAAATATTTTTATTTCTAGAGCAGTGTCGCTTTTTTCTGTCAAGCGCGTTGACAGGTTTTTCCCCGCATGACAGGGTATCGCTCTATGGGGTTTGTTGACATTGAAATGGAGATCGGGATGAGCGCGCATCTGTTTGTCATCAGTAGAGAAGTTTTACACGCCGTCTCTTTTCAGGAGGTTAAAGAAACGGTGAAAGCAATGCATTCGGCTGGCGTCTTTAAGGCTCCATTCGAAGAAATTGATGTAATAATAAATGCCAATCTTTATGAGTTTCAAAAATTTGTTGAACCCAGATGGACGCCAGCTGACACAATTGCGGAAGATGAGTTTTTTAGTATGATTGTCAAATATATAAGCAAAAATGATGGGTATGATGCATATTTTTGTGCGAGGAACGATAAGCTGAGAAGGTTTGTTTCTCTGGAAGAGGCGATTGAAAAAGTTAAAAATAGTGAATTTACAGGAGATATCAAGAAATTTGCGGATGATTTAAGAACAACCATAGCTTGTATTTATGGAACATTGGTCGTTTTGCTTGCAACAAAAAACATCGAAAAACGCACGCATGAAACGCATATAAAAAAACATGCCTCCGGGTCCAAAAAAAGAAAATCTCAATATAGATACTCTGGCATCACAGAGCTTCATATCGGCAAAATATCCGAGACTTTTAATAGCGACGGAAGCCGTGGTCCTGTCCGCCCTCATCTTAGACGCGGCCACGTCAGAAATCAGCGTATCGGAGAGGGTCGGAAGGATGTAAAGCAGGTCTTCATCCAGCCGGTGTTCGTCAACGCGGACGACGGGTGGATCGAAAATCAACGGAAAGAATACAGGATCAAAGTATGACAGACACATGCATCATGGGCGTCGACCCCGGCGCGTCGGGCGCTGTTGCGTTTTATTACCCGAAATATCCGCAACGCGTCGCGGTCTACGACGTTCCGATCGTCGGCAAGGAAATCAATTGCTCCGCCCTGATGCAGCTTGTTCAGACGCATGCGCCAGAGCTTGCCGTTATTGAGCTGGTTCACTCCATGCCCAAGCAAGGCGTGGCGTCGAGCTTTTCTTTCGGCATGGCCTTTGGCATGGTTCGCGGCGTCGTCGCTGGCGCCTTCATCCCGACGTATCTGGTGTCGCCAACAAAATGGAAGAAACACTTTGGTCTTGATAGCGACAAGGAAAAGGCCCGCGCGCTTGCAATTTCCAAGTGGCCTGAGTGCGCGCACTTCAACAGGAAGAAAGATCACGGGCGCGCAGAAGCGGCTCTTCTGGCGCTTTATGGCTCGCAAGTCATAAGGGTATGATCATGGCAAAAGACGTTTGTGAAATGACTGTTCAGGAGCTTCGGCAAGAATGTCTGAGGCTTCGGGAGCGCATCAATTTAATCGTAGAGGCAGCTGCGAATAAGCTAGAAGAGAAAGGCTGCGTCGAGTGCGCGCAATCTATCCGCTCTCTGAAAGAATAAGCCATGACGCCTTACGAAAAGATCAAAAAACGGTGCGCTGAAGACCCAGAGTATCGCGAAAAATATCTTGCGATGAAGGCAAAGAATAATCAGGCAAGACGCGACAGGATCAAGGCGAAAATGTCTCCGGAAGAATTGGAAGACCGACGCAGGCGGAACGAAGAGAAGCGTATTGCGGCGGTGAAGGCGGCGCACGCGCGGCAAGGCCACAGGCTGACGCCAGAGCGGCACCCTGACCTGCCTGCGTGGAAAAAGGGAAAGCCGGGGCGGATTGTTTCGATGTGCGGCTGGCATGGGTGGAGTTGAGCGATGGCGCATCAAGATTATGAAGCCGACCGGGAAATCAATCGAGACATAAACGAAGGCGTGCGCTGGTATCTCATGGCGGCATACGCCTACTACATCAAAGACGCACCGATCGTTTCCGACGATTTCTTTGATCGCTTGGCGGTGCGACTACGCACTGCGTGGGAAACAATCGAGCATCCACACAAGCACCTGATAACCGAAGACGATTTGTGGTGCGGGTCGTTGCTACTGGCGGAAGATAAATATCCTAAAGAGATTATTGACGCCGCTATTCGTGAGGGGGCGGGTGGAGTTGACGATGTTTAGAAAAGCGATGTGGGCTTTTATCGTGCTAACCGCAATCATATGGGCGCTTGTGCTTGGCGCTCCGAAGGATGGGGGGATTTATTGATGGAACACCAATGGAAAGTTGGCGAATGGTATAAGACGCGCGGCGGAGACGATGCGCAAGTTTTGGACGTGGATTTCAAAAATAAAGAAGGAGCGATTTTAGGAAAAATACGATACTCCGAAGAAGATGAGGATTACGGAACTTGGTATAAAGATGGAAATTGGAAACTTTGGTCGGAACACAAAAACGACCTCGTGCCACCCGTGGAGCGTAAAGAGCTTTGGGCAAATGTTTATAAAAATTGGTTATCTTGCCCGGAAAAAACAAAAGACGAAGCGAAAAAATCCGCCCTATCCGAATGCATCGGCATGATCCACATCGTTATTGAGGGCGACGACTTCACAGTTGAGAAGGTGACGGGATGGCCGAGCTGGCGCGCGAAGAACTGATTGAGAAGATGGCTGACGCAATGTTCGCATCTGACGAAGATGGGACATTAAGGGTTGACGTTATGGCCCGCGCCGCACTCGCAATCGCTGAGCCGGTGATACGGGAGCAGTGTGCGAGGATTGCGGATAAACATTCTTCGGAAGTTAGCGTAAGTAAGTTCACGACAGCGACAAACGCTTTGTGCGCTCAAAAAATGGCCAAAGACATCGCCGCTGCTATTCGGGATAGCAGGAACTGCGTTCCAGAGGGAGGGAGGGAAACATGAGTGACGATGTGGTCAAACGGTATAATGGTGCCAGACCGATACAGGCTCCGGCTCAACTGTTGGCGGATGCAATTCATGAAATCGAGGTTCTACGCGAAGAAAACGCGCGGCTGCAAGGATTGCTCCGAGAAGCGCACGTAAAAATGGAAGCCAACAACTTATGGAGCAATTTGCGACATCGCGTGGCCGCAGCTATTCGGGAGGGAGAAAGGATGCCTAACATACCCAAAGAGCTTGCCTATCTCTGCACGCCTCATGCCGAACGCTTGTCGGACTTTGACCGCATCAACGAATTTTGTAGGGTGGGCAGAGAGGCCGTGAAATTGTTAGGTGAACAAGCTGCTGAGATCGAACGGCTAGAGCAAGAACGCAACGCCCTTCGCGAAGAAAACGCGCGGCTTCTCGCAGCCAACAAAGACCTTCAGCTTCATTTTGATGTAGTGATAGAAGACTTAAAAGAAGCAGAGGAAGAAAACGCGGGGCTTCGAGAGCAAATTAATTCAGCCTATGACAAAGGGCGCGGATCGCTCGGCAAAGTCGTAGTGGCAGGACACGCGCTGTTCGTCTACGCGCAGAAAATGACGCATAAAATAAAGCACCATTCGCTTGAAAAATTATTTCCGTTGCCAGACGGCGAGTTACTGGCGTTTATTGAAGCGGTTAATGAAAGCAGTAATAGCGAACGCGCTCGCGCCGCTATTCGGGAGGGAAGGAAGGATGATTGACATAGTAGATAGGCTTCGAGCTACTGCAGACTTCGGCATTCCCGACTACACGAACAGCAAATTACTTCGGGAGGCTTCCGATGAGATCGTCCGCCTGCGTGAGGCGTTGCAACGAATATCAAACCCCGACAATTGGGATGATGACGGCTGTTGGTTGGCGGACAGCTACCCGGACGAAATAGCTGAAGAGGCCCTTAATAGGCAGATTTATGACGATAATGAAACCCGCCTCAGCCGCCCCCTCTCTGGAGAGAACGAAAGATGAGTAACTTTTACAGAAAAAAGCCTGTTGTTGTCGAGGTAATGCGCCTTACCGATGAAACAATGTGGAAGGTTCGCGATTGGATTGGTGATCGCGTAAAAGAATGGTGTTGGGATGAAGTTGAAAAATACATATACATCAAAACGCTTGAGGGGAACATGTTAGCCCGTGAAGGAGATTGGATAATCAAAGGCGTAAAAGGCGAGTTTTATCCTTGCCAGCCCGATATATTCGAAATGACTTATGAACATCTCCAGCGTGGCGATGAGCTGGAGTAATCCGATGCGAAAACAACCTTCTAAGCGACGAATATTGGCGCGCTTTCGGCTTGGCAAATGGGTGGATGAAGTTGACATTGTGAGGCATGATCTGGATCTGCGGTATGGTTTTTACAAAGATCCGATTGAGCGGCATTTTTTGGGGCACATGGTCAGAAGAAAAAGGCGGGAGAATTAAATGTCAGATGAAACTTATATAGGAGACGGCCTGTATGCGTCTTTCGATGGATATCAGATCAGGCTGCGCGCCCCGCGCGAGGGCGGCGATCACGTCGTATATCTGGATGACGCGACATTCTGCTCGTTCATGGACTACGTTCAGGAAGCTGTCGGGATTAAGATTGAAATCATGAAAGCTGGTGGAGAAAAAAAATGACCAAGTATGAAAAGAATAAGGTGTATCCAACCAGAAATGGCGACAAGGCTATCATTTACGATCTAAATTACCAGAATGTGGAGATTGGTAAGCCGCGAATGCTTGGGAAGGTCATTCAAAAGACATGCTCAGATGTTGCCAGGACATGGGACGAAAGCGGAAGAATTAATCCGGACGTCGTCCATGATCACGATATTATGATTGGATATTCATCATTCCACAATGTTTATTGCGATTACTTGGGCAATCCTCATAAAAGTAGAGAAGAGGCGGATATACAAAAAGGGGCGCATCGTATCGGCGTTGTAGAAATCAGCGTATGGGAAGGCGAGATAACGACGGTGGTGCATAAATGACGTGGGTCCTCGCTCTCTGGATATACGGCGCCGGCGTCGTGACGCAGGAATATTCTTCGCGCGAGGCATGCGAGCGCGCGGCGAGAGAAATCCGGTCAAATGTAATCGGCGGGATGGGATACTCCTGCTCCCAAAAATAAAAAAATAGACAGCGGTGTGAGCGCTGTCTAGTTTGGGAGGAAACGCCCAAGAAGGAGCGTCGCGCTTTTTATACGCCAATTTTCAAAAGGCGTGCAAGAGGCGACGCTCGAATATTTTGATATTACGTCACCCGAGCAAAGAGCCTCCAAAATGCAAGAAAATTTTGACGCCGATTTTGCGTCCGTTTCACAATGGGCGCGGATGTATAGATCGTGCGGCCTGCAGGTTGTTCCCGCCAAGTCGCCGGCGGAGGTCAAGAGAAACGAAAGCTTCAAGCGCCCGGCGATCGCGTGGCGCGAACACGAAAAGCATTTGATTGGCGACGAACTTTTTGAGCAGTGGTATGGCGCAGGCGGCGAGTTCGCCAATCGTCAGAACATGGGCGTCATAACCGGCTCCTGCTCGGGCAATCTCCTCGTCATCGACCTCGACACCCACAAGCATCCGGAGGCTGACATATGGTGGGGGGGCATTCACGCCGACCACCATGGCGGCGTCTTTCTGGAAACCGCCACGCAGACGACAGGCGGCGGCGGCAAGCAATATTTCTTTCGCGCGCCGGCTGGCGTGCGTCTCCCGACGACGAAGACGCCGATCGGCGTCGATTTTCGGGGCGAAGGCGGCTTCGCCATGCTGCCTCCGTCGAAGCACGACAGCGGCGGCTACTACCACTGGGATGACGGCTTCGAGCCCAACGAAGTCGGGATTGAGCTGGCTCCGGAGTGGCTGCTGGAGGAGGTGATCACGCTGGCGGCGAAATACGGCGCCGGCGGAGAGGGCTCTTCAGGCGCAAAAGAGAAGACCCCGACGCCGGAGAGGGCCACCGACGCCTTCGGCAACATCGTCGACGGGCGCGAAGATTACATGCACCGCATGATCTTCGCCGCGGTCGTCAACTCCTACCGCGACTGCCCGATCTTGCCCGACCCGGGCGAGCAGCAGCGCCTGATGCGCGAGTGCTTCAAGCTTTACGAGCTTCGCGTGAAATCCCGCCTGCGCGAGCCCGGCACACCCAACCACATCCTCCTGGAGCGCGAGGGACGCGGCCTGACGGTGTTCACGCAAAAGTGGCGCGAGACCGTCGCCCAATGGGACAACAAGATCGCGCGCGCGGCCGGCGAGCCGCCGCCAAAGAGGGGCGACGCGACGGCCGCCGGCGCTCCGGAGGCGGGCCCCGGCGGCGGGGCAGTCTCTTCCGACCCTGACGAAGACGGCTTTTCGGGCGGCCGGATCGAGGTCGCGGACCCGGAGGCGGACGTCTACGAGCTTCTGAGCATCCGCGACATCATGAACATGCCGGACCCGGTCTATCTGGTCGAGGACCTGATCATGGAGCGCGCGCTCGGGTTTCTGTTCGCCGCGCCGGGGCTGGGCAAGACTTTCATCGCCAAGGGCATAGCACTGTCAATCGCCACCGGCCGCCCGGACTGGTGGGGGCGCAAGATCAGCCGCAAGGCGCCGGTCCTCTACATCTCTTCGGAGGGCGTGAACGACATGAAGTTCCGCATCGAGGCGTGGTCGCTCAGACACAAGACGCCCGTCACCGAGGGCGACATCAATTTCCATTTGCTGAAGGACAGCGTGAACTTCATGGACGCCGAGTGCGTCATGAAATTGCTGCGGACCATGCGGGCGGAATACGGCGACGCGCCGCCGGCGATGGTCATCGTCGACACGGTGTCGAGGACGCTGCCGGGCGCCGACGAGAACCTGCAGAAGGACATGACGCTCTACATCAAGACCTGCCAGGCGATCCAGGAGGCATTCGGGTGCGCCGTCATGGGCGTCCACCACACGGCGCGCGCCGGCGCGAACATGCGCGGCTCGACGGTCTTCGACGGCGCCGCCGACTTCCTGATGTCGATTGATGTCGACGAGGAGACGGGGGATCGCTTTCTCGTCGCCCGCAAGATCAAGTCGGCGCGCGACGGCTGGCGGGAAGCTTTCACGCTGACGGAAGTGGCTGTCGGCATCGGGAAGTCGTCCCTCGTCGCCGAGCGCGTCACCGATCGCCCGCAGCCCGCTGGCGAGGGCTTCGGCGGCCGGCAGGAGATGGGAGGCGAGATCGTGGACGGGAAGAAGTGGCCGCACATGGATGTCTGCAAGGCCGTGCTGCGAGACCTGCAGCGCGCCTGGGACGAGGGGCGTCCGTGGAGCAGCAACAAGCAGACGCGCGAGGACGGGCGCTACGCGCCGTGGCTGATGAAGGACCGGTTTGGCATTGAGCCGGCGCTCGCCGAGAACATGATCCGCCGTTGGCTGAGCAACGACGTGATCTCGTCGGAGCTGCGTGACAGCAAAACCAAGATGAAGGGATTGCGCGTCATGAACGGGCTGCCGACGTGATCCGGCGCTTCGGAAATCGCGATCGCGGCGCGATCACTGAGGTTCCGCCAAGGTTCCGCC